ACGGCTCGGCCAGAACGCGGCCACCTCGGTCCGGTGCATGACTGAGAAGAAAGGCTTGGCACCCTTCGCCGTGAGAACCTTGCGCTGCTTCTCAAGCTGAGTTGCGGAGTTCGCGTCCACGGCGACCGTGACCGTGACCGGCCTGCCGCCTTGTGACGGCGTGATCGTATGGATGCCGCCCGGCATGACCATCAGCACGCCTTCCTCCAGCGCCAGGATCGGGCTGCGGCCCTGCGCCTCGCGGCCACTGGCACGGCAATCTAACTGGATTGGTTTTGGCATATCATTATTGGTTGTTCAACGCCTTCACGGTCAGCGTGCCGCCGACCGCATTGGTCGTCGTGTCGGTCGCGAACACCGTGGTCACGTTGCCGGCGAACGGGTTCGCGTACGGACCGCCCGCGTAATAGACGACCGGGATGCCGTCGGTGAGCGTGATCGTCTCCTGCGGGCTGCCGCTGGAATTGGTCTTGAGCGTCATCTGCTTCGTGGCTCCCGGCGCCACGTTCGCCGTGAACAGCAGCAACAGGAACTGCATCGTGGCCTGCACAATGGAGATGTTCTTCTGCGCGTTGCTGGCGGCGGGTGCGATTGCCAGCACGGCCTCGTAGATTTCGTCACCGGCTGCGGACACCGTCGGTATCGCCACGGTGCCAACGGGCGACGTGACGGTTTGATTGAAGGTTATGTTCATATCTTGATTCGGTTACGTGGTCTGGTTGAAGAGATCCAATTTCTCAAGGTGGCGCTTGGCCTTTTCGTTGTGCGCCATCGCGGCCGCCGTGTCGCCTATTGAATTGGCGTGTTCTCTCGCTATCGAATGTTTGTGATGCGCCTTGCGGTGCGCTGCGGCCACCGCGCCGGTCGCCTGCTCGGCTTCAGCGGCGGCGGACTGGTAGGCGTTGCGGGCCGCGTCCTCGCTGCGGCCTGCTTCAAGATGGTCTGTTTCTGTGGCGCGTGAGGCGGATAGTTTTTCTTTCAACTCCTCGGTGGTGACTCCGTGGTGTCCTGCGGATTTCCAGTGCGCGTGTGCGGCGGATGTGTGCTGGCCTTGAGCGCGGGCGAGCGATTGAAGTTTATCCTTGTGCTCCGCGCTGTATTCCTCGCGTCCGACACCTGACACCTTGTAATCGCCGAACTCCGGCTTCTTTCCGAAAGTCTTTTGATGCGCGGCCTCCTGTGTCTTGCCCCACTCCTCACCAGAATCATGCGCCGCTTTCATGTGTGCGCGGGCCGCGTCCTCGTGGTCTGCCTTGCTGTAATGCGGCAGCCGTTGCTTGAGTTGCTTGCCGCCGACATCGCGGTCACGTAATGGGCTGACTGGCACGTTCCATTTCGGCACCTTCTCAGCCTTCGTGTAGGTGTCACTTGTGATGTCTGGTATGGAATGGCCGTGCCTTGTTTCCCAGGCTTTGGCTGCCCCCTCGCTCGTGCCCGCCGCCTCCAGGCCGGTGGAATCGGCTCGTGAGGCGGACACGCCCATGTCGAACGCTTTATCGAAGTGGGCTATTGCCTTTTGTTTGTGAACTTTGGCCTGCGCTTCGTGGAAGTCACCCGTTGCAGCATCACCGTTTGAACTGGCAAAGTGAGCCAGGTCTTTGTGCGCGAATGCGGCTGCGATATGCGCATCCCCTGCGGCACGATGGTTGTCAGCTGAAGGTGTTATTCTGGCGGTTCTGCTTGCGTCCGAAGCCAGTCCTGTTTTTACGGTGGCGTTGGCCTTGCGAGACAGCCAAGCCTTTTGCACTCCTTCGCTGGTTCCCGCCGCCTCCAGGCCGGCAGCCGGTGCCCGCGCCGCCTCTGCCGCCCCCACCTCCACTGGCTCATTGAAGACATAATCGTAGTCGGTGGTGCGCTCGACCCGCTTCGGTTCGCCGGCCACCGCGACGCTGCCGTCCGCGCCCAGCGTGAAGCCGACTTCGTAAAGTAATCCATCACAGCCTTGCACAATGGCGTTCCACGTTTCACCGGCCTCGTGCGCCGGGCACTTCACGTCACAGACCCAGGGACTTGTTCCACATGGAACATTGCAGGGTGCGGCCCCGGCTTCCGGCACCTGGCACAGTGACGCGACACCCCGCATCGCCTCGTTGATTCTTGAGTTGATATCGTTCAGCGACCAGCCGCCGGAACTGGCGGCGGCTTCCAGCGCGGAGGATACGCGGGTCGCGGCGGCGGCGTGCAGGTGCGACTTGAGATGGTGCGCCACTTCATCCTCTCCCATCTTGACGCCATGATTGTCGTGGATGTGCTGCGCGACTTCCTTGTGCGTCGGCGTCATGCCTTTGGAGACCAGGTCGGCGTGCGCGTCGTGGACCATCTCGCGGCGGTCACTATTGCCTTTGTGGTAGGTGGACGGCCTGCCGCTGTTACCGGCAGCTTCGGCCATGTTGGCGTGAGACTTTGAAAGTCCGGCGTGCTCATCCTCCATCTTGGAGTGCCAGTCTGCGATATGATTCGCCCCAGCCTCGCGGCGGTCTTTAGCCGCCATGCCGTGCGCCTCGGCAGCCGAATCATGGGCCTTGTAGGCTGCCGTGTGGTCTTCCGGCGTGCCGCTGCCGAACGCCTTATCGTCAGCGTGACCGGCTGCCGTTGTGGCTGCCTTTGCGTTCCATGACTTTGCACCATGCCTGGCAATCCACGCCTTCGTCACCCCCTCGCTCGTGCCCGCCTCAATCGCGCCTGCCGCCGCTTCCGTTCCGGCGACCGCTACCGGAGTCCCGGCATCGCACTGCCGCGCTGCCTCCAGGTGCCCTGTGACCGCTACCCGGTGCGCGGCCAGCTCGTCCCTCATGCCCATCGCGTACGCCTGGACCTCGGCGGCCCGGTGCGCGGCGGCGGCCTTTGAATGGAGAATTGATGTCTTATGCTCGTTGGCCGTGGCTGTGGCGTGACCGGCTTCCGTGGCGGACAGTTCGTAGGGTGATATCATTTTCATTTCTTGACGAGGTTGAGGGTTACGCGGCCCTGCTTCTGCGGCAGCGAATAGAGCAGGCTCTTGACGGTGAAAGATTTCCCGGCCAGCGACGAGCCGTCAGCAGCGACGTTGCTGCCTTTCTTACAATAACAAATTGTGAGATGCGGGTGGTAGTCATGCTCACTCGGCGTCACGTCTGGCGCGAAGGCTGCTCCGAGCGCGGCATTCAGCTTTTCCAGTTGCGGCGACTCCACATCGAACTTCAGCACGTCGTAGTCCTGGCACTCGAACCGGGTCAGCTTGCCGAGCGTGAACTTGATCGGCCCCAGCATCGACAGCAGCGGTGCCATGCGCGCCGGGTCGAAGTCTTGGTTGAATCCGTAAAAAATCGTGACGTGTTTTTCATCCTCTACGCCTTCATCAGCCAGTGTGCCGGGTTCTATCTTTGCCTCAATAGACGCGAACTGTTCGGCGTCCGCCGCTGGCACCATCGCCATCAAGCAGCCGAACTTGGATGCAGAGGAACCAGCCGCCTGCAACGGTGTCCGTGGCGAGTTTTTATGCAACCACGCCTTCAACCTGACACCGCGTTCGTTCAGGTCGCGGATCGCGCTGATCTCCCGGAACTCAGCCTGCACCCGGCTCCGCGCCGCCTGTGCCTGCTGCGGGTCCTGTGCCTGCTGGGCCTGCGCGTCGGCCATCATCTGCGCCTGTTCCTGTTGCGCGTCCATTTCCTGCTGTTGTTGGGCCTGCTCCGCTTTGGCTTGAGCACCAAGGGTTCCAGAATCCACACCGGCAACACCTTCTCCGGTACGCACTTTCGGTATCTTGAACTTGCGATGCAGGAACGAGTCCGGCACATCCATCAAAGTCGAAAGCACTTGCAGGGTCTGCGCGGCCGGCAGCCCGGCGTCCTCGTCGTCCACCAGATGCAACTTGGGACATTCGGAATCCTCATTGTAATTCTGCCGCAGGATCGCCGGTATCACCTGGCTGTTAAACACGGCCTCAATGTAATGAGTGGCAGCAGTGATCCGGTCCGTGGTCTTCTCCAGTTCCACGTCGCCGAACGCCTTGCCGCCGCCTTTGCCCATGGAATCGTTCGCGCCGCCGGTCATGGTCTGGCCCAGTATCACCTTGCGGATGTTGGAGTTCGCCAGGTTGTAGAGGAACGCGTGCGGCGACTGCGCGCCGGTTGCCATCGCACGCTCAAATTCCATCAGGACGCCTTCTGGAACCAAGGCCCAGCCCTGGCTGCCAACCGACTGGAGCATCTGCGCCACCTCCCGCTTCTGTGCGTCGCTGACACCGGGCGCGTACGACGCCTTGCGGAACGGCACCCCGAACATTTCCGCGTTCTTGAGCAGGTAATCGCCGCAGAAGTTCTTCGCCAGCCACCACCAGGCCAGGCACCGGAGCGAGGATGCGGCCAGCGCGGACCCGGTCTTGGCCTTGTCAATCCCGACGATGAACTTGTCCGGCGGAAATTCGGTGAAGGCGTTCGGCGGGTTCGTATAGTCCGGCACCGTGGCGACCGCGCCGTAGCCCAGGCCGGTCTCCTTCATCTTACGCGCCAGGTTGGTCAAGTCCTTCGCCGTCATGCCGCCTTTCGGCGTGTAGAGCGCGAGACGGCCGCTTGGCGTCCAGCCGTAGCAGTTCGGGTGAACCCAGTAGGTTGAGCGAGGAAGGGTCGCGGTGCCGACACCGGGCACGTCGCGCTGCCACAGCTTGCCGCTGCCGTACGTGTCGTACCAGTCCATTTCCAGCACAACCTGGCCGTGGTAACGGGCGAACAGCAAATCCTTGACCGTGCCGGCGAAGTCGTTCTCGTTGCTGAACGGATCCGGCCTCATGCCGGCCATCGCGGCGACCACCAGCGCACGTTTCTCGGCGGCTTTCGGCGTCTCCTCCTCGTCCTCCTCGTGCCACGCTTCGACCAGCATGGTCTTACACATCACGCCCTCGACCAGTTCATTGATGCAGGACTGGATCTCGCTGTCCGTGTCAATCATCAGGTCGAACAACTGCCACATCGCGTTCAGGTTCCCGGCCACGCCGCCGCGGATCGTGGTCTCGATGAACTGCGGCGTCATGTAGGACATGTACGGCATCAGCCAGTTGCCGATGGTTTCCTTGCGGAGAACTCCGGCCAGCGACGGCAGCAGGTCCGGCGCGGGCTGGGTGAGGTTCTTGCTGGACTTGGCGGCCGCCAGTGTCCGGGAAGGTGTGGTTTTAATTATCTCACGGGCGCCGAAGTGCGGGCGCTGGAACGCGGCGGCGACGGCCTGCTGGATTCCCCAGCGGGTCGTGCGTGTCGGCGCTGTTGCTGTCACCATGCGCCGAGTTTTAACGGCGATGGCTTTTCAAGTCATAGCAGAATTTGCTTTTTGTTCTGGTAAGGTCGTTATAACATCCGTGTCATGCCTGACATGGATAAAGAATGGGAGAAGAAGAATGAGAGCATCACCGTCTGGTGCTCCCGGTCACAAAAGCTGCTCTGGCGCCGCGCATTTAGCGAGCGTGAGTTGAGCCACACGGTTCGCCGCTTGCTTGACGAGGAGGCGTTGCGCGTCCTGGCTCTGCGTGCGGCGGCGCGGTGCGGCCGCTAGTCGTCCAAGTGCTGGAGGAGGTAATCGGCCTGCGCGTTCGCGTTGCGCTGCTCCTGGTCGCTGATCTCCTGCGCGGACATTTCGTAGGCGCGCCGCTGCATCAGGCGCTGCTCGTGCGCTTCCAGTTGCGATTCGAGTTGGTCAGGTTCTGGTATTTCCATGCCTCCATCATACCAGAAACTTAAAACATCCTTATACGGTATTACCCTAACTAGATTCAATCTCCTTTGCCACGGCCTCCAGCGCCAGTAGCACCTGCTGCCGGGTCGCGCCGGTCTCGTCCCTGGCATCCAGCGCGGCCTCCAGTATCGCGCAGTAGAGCAGTTCGGCTGTGCCGTTGCCGGGCCATGGCGGGTCGAGTGTTACTGGGTTTCGGCGGCGGCGGCGAACTTGGCGGCAGCCTTCGCATATTCCGATGGTGACAGGGACCACCATTATGGCGAACAGGACAAGCGTGACGGACAGCCACGCAGGAAGCGAATAGATGGTCACAGCGCGTCAAACTCCTTCCGCAGCCGATCAATCTCAGCCTCTAGTTTCGGCCTCACATCGGCTGATATGGCATCACAAGCTACAGTTTGTAACCTTGTGATTTCTGCCGTGTTTTCGTCATCAACAAGTACATGCAACGCTTCATATCCCGTCGGCCTTCCAGTTCCGTCAGTGCCAGGCTTAAATCCGTTTGCCATTTTAAGCCTCCATGCTGCCCTGGCAAGTTCGCTTGATATGCGGTTTATTTCCCTTAATTTATCTTCTGTCATAGTTTTTTATCTCCTTTTCTGCGGCGCGGCAGGCGGCGGTGGCCGGTGCGCGGGTGCTGGCGGGTTCTCAGTGACCGGCAGCGTGACGGCCCTGGGCTGCATGTATGCGGGCACCGGCGCGGCCTTCTTCTCCTTGACGGCAGGCTCGGCGCCCGGCGGCAGCGGCGCGTGCTCGCCGCAGGCCGTGTCGTCGTGCGTGCGCGGGAAGTCTGTGTGGCCGTTCGCTGACATCAGTTGCGGCGGGTAACGGCGGCAGTAACCGTAGCGTTCGCCTGCGCCAAGCCGCTTCCAGTGACGGCAGCCGTCGCAGCGCGGGTCACAGGTGCCGTTGGATGTTGGTTCGTTCATTTGGTATCTTTATCATCTACCATCATCATAATTGCGAGCGGTATTCCTGCTGTTATTAACATGCTCCAGACTGGCAGGTTTAATATAGCTGTGTAGAACGGTGATGCTATAATTAAGCAGACTGCCGCGATTGTAATGACTATCTTTGTCGATTCTTTCATATTTCAGCGGCCGCTTTGAGAATTGGAATTTGAGGATCAGTGTCGCACATGAAATCGTATAACTTTTGCTGTGCCGCCTTGTCACCGCGCCATGCGCCACGTATCAATGCTTCTAATTCAACTGCGTTCATACGCCAAACCTCGCTTCCCGCCGGTACAGTCCCTTGCCGCAGTTGCTGATCCAGCCTTTCCTGAGCCACTGTGCCAGCCACGAGTGCGCCCTGGGATTCGTGTCGGCTCCTTGTATCCGCACTGCCAAGTCCTGTGCGGTGAACGGCTCGGTTAACGCCTTTCCAATTCCAACCGCTTCCAGCGACAGCGCGGTGGCCGCCGTCGCGTCGCGGGGCACCTGTATCTGTGTCGCCGGTTGCTGGACGGCCAGCTTCACGTCCGGGTCGCGTGGCACGGAGATGGTTGACGGTATCATCACCGCCGGCGCTGGCTTGCCATCCGGTTGCGGCAGCGTGGTGGTGTCCTTGAGCGCAACAGCATCCTTGAAAATTGCTACGGCTGCATTGGATATGCTTTCACTGATTTCTTGGTTCAGTTTCCCGCGATCAATTACATCCACGACCTGCGGCCTGGAGTTGGACAGCATCGGCAGTCGGCGGTAACGGCCACGGCTGACGTGCTCGATCCAGCTCAACCGCAGCCAGCCCTGGATCAGGTTCTTGTAGTCGTTCGACTCTCTGGCTCCTGCTTTGGAGAGTTCGTCGCTGCCGAACTCCTCCGGCAACGCCGCCAGTATCCGGCGTCCCAATTCACCGCTCGGCTTCCGGCTGCCGGTTTCTGTGGCTGGCTGCTTTGGTTCTCTGTTGGCTTTATAACCATGCTCATGTGGCATTGGAGCGACTCCGGTAAATGGTCCTTCAATATCTCTGGTATTCGCCTTGTCACCGCACTGGACGCAGACACTGGTTCCAGTGTCGGCGTTCGGGAACCATAAATGTCCACATGGCTTCGAGCCTCCCTTGTGGCCACCGGCGTTGGCGACGGTTTCGGCGGAAGATGCCGGCCATGGTTCTTCCATTCGCGTTTCTGCGAGCGGCTCCGCAGTTCCGCGCAGCACGGCGTCCGCCTGCGCCTTCTCAATCAGCTCGCCGAGCAGCGTCATCCTGGCCTCATGCTCCACCATAAGCCGATCCCGTTCCCGTTTCAGTAGTTCCACAATTCTGTCCATAGTAGATTCCTTTCACTTTGCCAGTCCCGCCAATATGTTCAAGCTATTGTGGCAAGTCATCATTGGTTCGTCGCACTGAATGCTAAAAGTTCCGTCGCTCATTTTCATCTTCAAAATCGTAAGGCCGGTGTCCGCGTCCTTGTAGCGTTCCGTTGATACAATGGTTGGATGCCCATGCTTGAAATGATAGATAAATTTACGCACCCGCTCCTTGCGCTGCGCCTCGCGTGCTTTCGGTGAATTAAGATTGATAGTAAAGCCTTCCATGTTGTCACCTTCCCGGCCACGGCCTGCTTCCCGGCCACGAACGCGGCCCGCCGCTGGTTCCCGCCAGCGACGGCTGCCCGGTCACCAGACCCGACACCGTGGCGCTGGTGATCGCGCCGGTGGGCACGGCCAGCACATCCTCTAAATAGCGTGCGGCTGCGATGGCGTGGTTATCACAATCCAGCGGCTCGTCTTTATCCAATCCACCTTTCTGCGGCTTCATTATGTGGGATTCAAATTCGTTGATGAGATTGACGCAGGACGGGTCCATGGTCAATCGCGGCCTGCCGTCACCTTGCACCTTGAGCCGGTCGCGTATCAGTTGAACACCATCCATGATGCGGCCCTTGCCGCCTTTTGCGTTGACGCCTGCCGAACGTAGCGCGGCGATAAGCGATGCGGCAGCGTCGTCCACGGCGTCCAGTTCGCAGCTCTGCGGCTGGTCGGTCGCCGGATGCGCCGCCGCTATGTCAGCCTTCAGCGCGGCCTCGTCCGCGCCACTGGCGGCCAGCAGCGGGCGCTTGAACCAGAGTGCGGCGACCGCCACGGCGTCCGACTCGATCTTGCCGCGCTCGTACCATTCCCGGTAAACATGCCGCCTGCCATCCGCGTCGTCTCCGCACAGCGCGATGGCCGCCGGGTTCGTGTAGCCTTCGTCCTGGCACAGGAACCAGCGCTTGACCTGTCGCGGGTCCTTGGCCTGGACGTGGTCGCTCGGCTGCCCGGTGATGGTCGCGTTGAACGTGTCAAACACCGCGCCTTCCGCCGTTGCCCAGATGCCTTCAAGCAACCGCTGCCGCCGGACGCCGGACAGCGTGGACTCCAGCTTGCCGATACGCTGCTTGCCTTCCTCGGTGATCGCGCCCGCGTCGTCATACAGAGCCGGGTTGTCCTTGTGGGTGCTCGGAAGCAGCGTCAGCGTCGGCCTGCCGGTCTTGGGATCAATCTTCTTGGCCCGGTCCCTGATCCAGTGGCGGCTGCCGCCTGGGTTGCAGTCGCCGAATATCTGCGGGTAGGCCACGACGGCGCCACGGCCGGTCACGCGGCTGGCGGCCAGTTCCCAGTCGGACTCGGTGAGCTGCTCGGACTGGATCACGGCGATGAAGTCCCACTCGGACGAAAGAAGTTTTTCAGGAGTATCAAGTCCGATGCACACCAATTCTGAGCCTGATGGAAAGATCCACTTGTCGGTGAACTTGTCACCGCCGAGCCGTTTAATTCCCATGCCGGCAGTTATCGTATTGAACGTCCTGGCACCACTGTTGTGAATTGAATTGAATAATTTTCTTGCGAGCACGCCATGGACGCCAGGCCGGTGCTGGTCGTTGCAGAGCATGAACGCCTTGGTGCAGACCGCCCAGCTCTTGCCAATGTCCGAGCCGCCGCTGCAAATTACCTCGTGATCATGGTTGGTGAGCAGAGCGAGCGGCCCACCCCTGAACCTGGGCAGCGTCAGGACGCGGGTTGCGGCGGCTGGTTGCTTTTTCTTGTAGCCCATTAAATTCCTACCTTTCTCCGGTAGCTGCCGAACCCGGCACGTTCAATCCATCCATGCCGGTGCCATGCCGCCAACCACTGTTCGGCGCGCTGGTTGCGGTCGCCGTCCAGTCGCGCAGCGACATCCAGCCTGGTGAATGGTTCAATGAGCGATGTGAGCAGCGCGATGCCGGCCAGGGAGTCCGGCAGCGTGGCTTCGTTGTTCTGGAAATCAACCTTCGGCTGGTTCGCCGGGTCATTCACGAACTTGGCCGATGATGATGGCCGGCAGGAGTAGGTTCTGGCGCTGGCGCCGTAGCGCGGGCCGCGCCGGTACCAGCCACGGCTCGTGCGCACCGCCCATTCCATCCGCAGCCAGGAACTCAGCATGTTGGTCGCGTCCATCTTTTCAATTCCGCCAAACACCTGCATCACTGTCCTGGTGTCGAACGGCTCCGGCAGCTCCCGACCGCGGTCGCGCACCGCGTGGCTTGTTGGGTAGAATTGCTCGAATGGGATTGGTTGGATGTCGGTCATACCGAGTCCATCTCTTTGCTGATTATTTCGATTCTTTTCCTCAACATGGATTCAACGGCCTTTCCAAAGTCCCACGCTTCAATGTTTAGGTTTTCAAGTTCTTGGCTGACTGGCTCGGCCCCTCCACGAGTTGCTGAGAATTTAATGCTCATGGAAATAACTTGCCGGGACTCACGGGTGTTGCCGGTAAACGGCCCCTGACCACACGGGCCTGTTTCCTTCCAACCATCGTTCGACAAGGCTTTAAGCGCATCGTATGCCTTGTTGAGCGAGGCTTCCAAAGCTGTGTAGTGTATCACTCGTTCCGAATGTAGTTTTGCTTCTTGAGATGTCATAAAATCAATTCAAACAGAACTCCTGGCCGAACGCCTTGAAGTTTTCATGGCCGCACAGCGCCCGGTAGCCGAGCTGCGGCTGCAACCAGACCTGGTTTCCATGCTCGTCGATCCGCGCCGACCAGACGAGCCGCACCTGCCAATGTTTGATCTCCTGGTTCAGCACCGGCTCGTTGCCGGCCGCCAGCAGCAGGACCGGCTCCTGCTTCAGCGCCTCAGCGACCAGTGCGGCGGCCTCGCTGGGCTGGGTATAGTCGTTGGATTCGATCATAAAGATTCCTTGCGAATGAACCAGTCCGGCAGCGTGACCGTGTGCTGGTCGCCATCCTTGCTGGTGTGCTCCACAATGGAGCGCGGTATCCATACTTGATCTGCTACATCGGGTGCGAGCGGCGGCCTGAGCGGCACTCTGCTGTAGAGCCGGGCCGCAGCGGTCTCCCGCACGAACCAGAGGCGGACGCTGGTCGCGCTCATGTTGCGGCCTCCAGTAATTCTGTAGTGGTTGATTTACTCTGCCACCGATTATAGACACGCATCCAATAATTGTAACGACGACGCGACTTGTTGCCGCGCCGAATAACCGCGCAGTGGCAGTTGATTGATGCCCGGTAAGACTTCTGAAGATTACGATATTTCACTTGACCGGCTCCTTCCTATGTTCCCGGCACAGGTCGGTGCCCGGCTGCGCTCCTGCCGCCGTGTGTATCAGGCACATCGGCTTGTCGCATGTCTTGCCGCCGGGAAGCACATGGTCGCAGAGCTTCGTGCTATCCATCTGGCAATACGCGCACCGCTGCCGGGCCGGTCGCCGCAACCGATGCACGATGCGACCGCCGCCGTCCGGGAACCGCGTGGTTTCAAGTTCAAAGGCCACTCGATGCCTCCAGTTCCTTGATTATGGTTTCAATGATAACGGAAGGCGCTGGCGGCGGAACCTGGTTCCATGCCGCCTTGTGCCGGGCGTAGCAGGCCCGCACGATGTCAGCAGGTTTGCGCGGTCCCGTTTCCACAGGCGCGGTTTCCGGCGTCAGCACCGGGTTCGGCAGCGGCGCGGTTACGGGCGCGGGTTGCGGTGACGGCTTCGTTAGCGAGGAAGTGTAGGCATCGTATGACGCGGTCGGCGCGGCGGTGGCCTCGGAATTCATTGCGTTTGATGCAAGACCGCCGCGGGCGCGTTGTTTATTTTGCGGCGGCTGAGGCTTGGGCTTTGGTGGCACCAAGGTATCAGCAGCCTTTTTTGTGTCCTTGCTGTTAGCTTTACGACCCTCTTTTGCGGCAGCTTTCTTCGCCTCGTTCCACGCCTTTTTTTGCTGTTCTTCAGTCAGTGATGTTAGTGGCCTTGTGACTGCCTCAGAACTTGGAGTGTCAACAGTTGTTGACACGTTAAGTGTTTGTACATCAAGTCCTGTAATATTTTTAACCACTTTTGCCGCGTCACAAAGCTGCCGCGCCCGGCTGCCGGACATGCCCCATTCATCTTTGCAAAATTCAATGAATGATGTATGCGTTTCTCGGTAGAGCCTACTGTTCAGGATAGACATTAAAGCATCACCGACTTTGTAAAACACCTGCAAGCCAGATGACACCGTTTTCTTGCACTTAAGCAATTCCGCCGACTCATCTCCGTTTAACTTTTCTATCGCTGCGTGTTCACTAATCATATTATCCTTTGAAGCCTCAAAGCAACCGAGCAGCCCTGGTGTGAATCAGCGCAAGTGGTAAGACCTGCAAGCCGCTCGGTTGGTTTAAGATTTCTGCACTGATTCACGCCGTCAATATGGCGCGAACCGGCGCGGGTGTCAAACTGAATTATGCGTCTGGAGGATTGCATCCACATCCGTTGTTTTTTACTTCACATTCACAGGCCCGGCATATCCTCGGAGGCGGCCATGTAGCACCTTTGAATACTGAGTAGGCAAGTGCCGGGCCACGGTAACAGAGTCCGGTCGGTGCTGTGAATATGTTTCCGTGGCTACGCTTCCACCCGGCCTTCTTTAGAGCCTTGGTCATCTCATCAGTCGTTACTGTGTTGCACGGATGCATATCACTTTCCTTCCTCTTTCTTCTTTGGCGGCGGCCCGGTCACGGACGCCGGGTCGATTGGTGACTGCACGATCAACAGCGACATCGGGCCGCCGTCCGGGCCGGTGTGCTCCACGGTGTCCTTGAACCGCCCTGGCTTGTACGCCTTCAGGAAGAACATCGCGAGGCCGTCCGAAAACTCGCGCCGCGTCTCCACCTTGATCGGGTTGCCGTCCTTGTCGGTCTTCCAGACGCCGTACTTGGTGCCTTCGTTGGCCCGCTTGAAAGCGCTCTTTTCCAGCTTCTCGATTCCTGCCTGTATCGCGGTCTCGCATTTGTCGCGGAACTCGGCGTCCTTGGCGTAGTGATTCTCGTAGGTCTGGCGAACCACCTTGGCCCGGCGGCAGGCTTCGGACACGTTCGGTATCCGCGCCAGGGAGGCGAGTGCGACAGCCTTCCAGTTGCGCTTTCCGGTGCCGGTTGTTTTGTAGATGGCCATTCCTTTGCTAATTTTACTAATCAACCTGTACAGTAGCCTGAGTCACAGCCGCCGTTCCCGTTCCAGCAGCATGGCGTCGGCGATTGAGTAGGCGGTTGCTGCCACTTGCGCCGCGTCGGCTGGTGACATGGCGTCCGGGCCTTCGGCGAGCGCGGCCAGTGCGAACTTGTCGCGCATTTCTATCTGGGCCTGCTCCGCTTCTTGTTCGGCAATACGCCTGTTCATTTCTTTATATTCAACCATTGTCATCCCGCATCCATTGTATGGATACGGTGCCATTTGGACGCGTTGATTTTCCGGCTCCGGCTTTGGTTCGTTATCTTGGTAGATTGTCACGCCCAGGCATCTGTTCCTCCAGACCCGGCGCAGCCACACGATGCGGCCTGTGCCGTGTGCGCCTAATCTCACGGGGTGCCATGCGAACCAGGTATCGGTGGTGGAAGCGGTCGTCATAAGGATGTTACGTTACGCCCAGCCGCGGCGGCAGGTCAAGCCTGTTTGTTTCGGGCCATTCCTGGGCCAGGGCTTCGGCGCACAAGGCGGCCATCATGTTGCAGGCATCCGAGCACCAGTGGCCGGTCACGGTGGCGGGCAGCGGTTGCGAGCACCAGCAGCAGCGGCGTGGCGGGTTATCTTTGTGAGCGTTCATTATATTATATCGAATACATGGAATACCAGTGCGCCGTCGCCTTCAAGCTGAAACGTGCCGATGTAGTGGCCATGGAACGGTTCCGGCAGGTGGTGGCCGGTTCCGGATACAAGTATCCTTCGACGATGCTTGGTTGTGAGCGGGTCGGCGTCAACCAGCGCCCACAAGCACGGTCTTCCGGCCTGTGTCTGGACGCAAAGTATCTTGGATCCTTCTGGCATCATCACCTCCTGGTGGTCGGTGCATTGCAGCGGGTATTTCCAGATCGTCTTCATGGTTTGATTGTATCCGTCGTCACCTTGCAGCCGTTCGTGGCCACGGCGTCCGTGTGGCGGTGGCCGCGCCGTTCCTGCTTCCGTTTCTTGATCGCCTGCTTCAGCCACTCGCGCTGGCCGGGATCGGCGAACGGTGGCGGATACATCTGTGCTTTGGATAGTCCCATTGCCATAGGTTGTGTCATTCTCCTAATACTTTTGATAGGTAATATATCACTACGGCAGCAATGCAGATGCTTACCACCGCCGCCACACATGCCTGTGGGGTTGTTTGAATGCTTTTTATTATATTTATCATATCTTGCTTCACGCCGCGTTCCTCCATGCCTGCCGCAGGTGCCGGCAGCGGCCCCGGTGGCCAACCGGCTGCCCGCAGCCGCACTTGATTGTGGTTATGGTGCCTTGATCAATGAGTTCCTTGCGCACGGCGGCTATGGTCGCGCTGCTGGTGCGGATCTGGCCGGCTATCTTTGCCGTGCTGAATCCTTTGAGCAGGAGTTGTTTCACTTCGGCTTTACGCGCCTTGACCTGGTGGCTGCGGCTGTAGCGGGCCGCCTTGTGATGCCGCCGTTTCTTGATGGCCTGGTCGCTTCTGCCGCCGGGTATCAGCCGCTGCTGGTTGCTGCCGCTGTGCCCGACCTGCTGCTTGGTGTGCTTGGTGTGCTTGCGGCCGGTCCGCATCCAGTCCAGCGCCTGGGCCTGCAACTGGCGAACCCGCTCCCGCGTCAGGCCCAGTTCCGCGCCGACCTCGTCCAGCGTCATCGGGTCGTGGCCGGACAGCCCGAACCGCATGGCGACGATGCCCCGCATCCGTTCCGGCAGCGCGGCGAGGAGAGCGTAAGCCTTATCCTTTTCACATTCCTGTATTGCAAGGGTGTCCGGGCCGGGCCTGGTATCCGCGATGAAGTCGGCGACGGTCTTATCGTTTTCGCCAACCGGCGATTCCAGATGCAGATGAACCATGCCGCAGCCCGTGCCGCGTTTCACGGATCGCCTCGTGTTGTTGGCTATTAGTCGCAGGGTCTTCCACTTGATCCGCAGGCCGGCGAAGCTGCCGAACGGCACGCCGTTGGCCGGGTCCCATTCCTGTGCGGCCTGTAGCAGCCCGTCCATGCACGCGGACAACAGTTGCGCGTCGTCCCAGTGGACGGCCCGGTGCTTCTGATGAAAGAAATGTGCCAGCAGCATGTTATCGTTCACCAGCCGGTCAACTTCGGCGTCACTGTTGCGGTGCGGGTTCTTCACAGGCGATTCCTCCGTCTCAATTCCGCCCGGCTCGCGGCCAGGCGCCGGCACAGCGCCGGGTTGCCGCCGTGCCATTCTTTCAGGAACCAGTTATTTGATTCCACAAGGTCTTTCAGGCTCATCTCGCCGAGCGGCGGCGTGGCCGGGAACCGGTACGGGAGCGGCTTCGGCGGCATGGTGGCCGGCTCCGTGCCGTGGAAGAAGTAGCCGACCGTGTATCCGGCGTGGCGGGCGCTCATTCTGATTCCTCCTCCTTCTTTACCTTCTTCGGCGCCGGTGTCAGCCGCGCCACAGCCCGGCGACACTCGTGGTGATCGATGCTACGGAGGCCGATTATCAGACTCTGGCGCAGGCAGTCTTCCATGTCCTTGTAGCCTACCGTGTTTACCTTGCGGGCCACCGGCAGCCACGCGGCCTGATCCGGCGGCAGTCCGTGCGGAACTTCCTTCTCTGGCTTCTTGCGCCACAGTTCGTTGCCGGCGGACTGCGGATTGGTCAGGCTCGGCACCTTCGGCTCCGCGAACGCCATGCCATCTTGCTGCCCGTTCACTTGATCAGGCGTGAGGTGAACGGTTCGCACCCTGGCTTGACTTCGTTTCTTGCGGCCTCCAGTTGCGCCCGGAACAGCGGCAGTCGCACCGCGTCCTGCCACTGGATGATGACCGTGCGTTCCGGTGGCCGTTGCTGGCACCGGTTGGTTGCTGGCTCCTGTTTCGTAGTCGCTGTCATAACTGGATGGAAGGTAGGTTATCACGGAGTAGATGTCAAATGATTTTCCGGCGGCAAATCGCGCAGAATAAATCATCACTCACACCACACCTTCTTTCTCGTCGCCGGAGAGGATAGTTTTGCTTGCACACGCTCCACAAGGACAGTCGCCAGAGTGGTGGTCACAGTGTGAATTCAACAACACCAAAGCCTTCGCCACGCGGTCTTGCAAAGAATTGGACAGTGAACTCTCTGCATCTGGTGGTTGAGGGGTAGATTCTTGTGCAAGAACATATACTTGGTGCAGTAGCTCTGATGAGAGCCAGACTGGTAGTTCTGTCTGTAAATAAGTATGCAAATGGTTCAATATTTTTCTCCTGCTCTCGCTCAAATGTTTGGAAGCTTGGAGTTGGGCTTCCATTGCATAATAATCTGCTAGTTTGTTCAGCGGCACGGAGTTAGCCTCCCCCTTCTCCACTCCCGCCAGTAGGTTGCGAGAAGAGTGGAGTTGTTTACGAACTGGATTCTGCTCAATTCTGAAACGGTCTATTCCGAGATAGGCGTGTGTTTCATCATGCAACCTCTGCAACTGGTCGCGTAGCTGTTTGCTGTCATGTTTAACCGCGAAAAGATTAGCCTTGTGAGTCATCACACAACGCTCGTTGTCCAGTTCACGAACAAGGTCAAGAATGACTTGGGCATGTTCGTTGGAAACCTTTGACGCGACTGTTTTGCCTCTTGCGATTAAATCGAGCATCCAAGCGTTCCATTTGATGGCTTGTTCGCTTTCGGGTGGGAACATTCCTTTCGCCTCCTTCAACTTCTCGACATCGACGGTGAGTTGTTTAATGTGATTTAACAGTTGTTGGTCTATTCCTCGAAGTTGTCCGCCGTCAATCATCTCTTGAATCTCATTTATACTTTTAAAAGTGCTCATATATCAGTGGTTTGTGGGTGGTTCGCAGATTGTCCATTTGTTTGTCCAGTAGCCCGGAATTGTGGAGCAGTTCAGATACTCCATGCGTTCGATCAATTTATCTTTCGTCTCGTCTTGGTCTGTGAGTGTGCCGTCTGGCTTTAGCAAGGCGTAGGCGTCTCCATTGCTGACCACCTGATAAAGTTTAGGCGGTGGACTTCCTGTGTAAAAAACAATTTGTGATTTCACGTAGTTTGTTTGATAAATACGCTGCACTTGTTTTGGCTGTTTTGAACACCCCGAAAGCGCGAGGCAGGTTAGGAGGATTAGTGTGAGTTTCATGGTATTGGGGTTATAGTGATTGCGTAGTCAAGAATCAGCAGCGCATCGGCGGCAGGACACGGTTGCATTTTGGGCAAGTTAGATTCATGCTATCTTCCTGCGGCCACGGTACGCCTGCTTCACGGTGTCCCAAACGAACTCGTCACCCGCCTCCGCCCGCTCCTGCGCCAGCTCCCGCCACCCGGCGCCGGGCCACTGGGCCAGTGGCGGTGCCGGGAGCGGTTGCGGCGGTTTACCGCCGTATCTGTCATTTATTTCTATCAGGCTCTTGGTGAGATGCGCGTGTGGCTTGCCATCATATTGAGCGGCGGCGACCTCGGAGCACAGCAGCCGGTACGCGGCCATGTCGCGGGCGCGGAGGCGGTCGGTGACTTTAAAGTTCTGGTTGTCGTTCATAGTCGTAGTCGTTTACCGCTGCGGCAGAGGTGTGCCGCTGCGGCAGAGGTGTGCCGCCGCTTACTGTTTCAACGATACCAGTTTCCGTTATCTTTTCAACGACTATTTTTGGATATAAAATGAACGCGGCAATGTGGCGTCCCGTGCCTTTGCCTTCCGAACCGTCCTCAGTAGCGCACCATTTCACGTCGCCAAGATTGCGAATGTTCGGTGCCCCGGTTGCAGCCAGCATCATCAGCACCCATTTGTCCACCGGGTAAACGACGACCGATAACCTTCCTTTGCCCTGTTGTTCAATGGCCTTTCGCATCCATGCGGTCGGGCCTTTCTTTTTGCCGTTGTGCATAATGGATCCGAATGGAGGATTCACGTAGTTGCTGGTTCCCCACTCGCACGTCAGGCCGTCAAAGCCTTTCGGAACCGGGTGCGGGCACGGGTCAAAGTTGAAATGAAACTCTGCATCAAGATCGGAGTACAACTTCTCCGGTGTCAGCCAGTAGTGCTTGCCATCAGAGCTGTTGCCGACATGGAATTTGTTATCCTGTGGCAGCAACTGACTTTGATGGAGCGTTCCAGTCACAGCGGCAGCTCCTCCTGGCCCAGCAGCAGGTCGGCGAGCCGCTGCCGGTCACGCTTTGGGATCGTAATGGTAGTTGAGATTGCCGGCGCACCGCACCGGCCCATTGGGTTCCCGCTGCCGTCCAGAACCTTGCCGCGCTCGGTTATTACAATCTCCACGTCGCCGCTGGGGAGTTCGTTCACCTGGTGGTCGCCGATTGACATTGTTTTCATGTTGCAAATAGTTCGATGTTTGTTTCCGTTTGTACCGGTGACAGCGTCAGGCACTCCTGCTCCAGACGCCGCGCCGCCGCCTCACAATAAGATTCGTTGATGTCGATTCCAGTGCAGGAAAGCCCCAAGTCTTTGCAGGCCCGCAGCGTGGTGCCGCCGCCCATCAGCGGATCAATAACTGTTCTGGCATCGGGCGTAAATGTCAGGCACCACGTCATCAACTTGAGCGGTTTGGCCGTTGGATGAAACTGCTTTCCTCCATCAGCCCGGATGGACTCAAAGACCCGCGTGTTCATATCTATGTTTGTCCACGCCATTTCTGCGTCTGCCATCGTCGGCATGTAAGGCTTCCTCCATATAAGCCAGCCCCTTGACGGCGGCAGACTGAAATAGTTTCCGCCCCATATTATGCAGGTTGCCGCCGCCGATCTCAGGATGTCCGTGTCATCAAACGGAATGGCATCCCATTTTTTGTATGTCGAATCCATTTTCTTTCCCCAAGTTCCGCCAGTCATTGCGGCCCCGTACGGCGGATCGACCAAGCATAGATCAACCTTGTCCAATTGCGGCAGCAATTCCCGGCAATCACCAAGGATGATGCGGATGCCTTTGCCGTCGTCATAGTAATACTTCATGGCGTCTCTCCGTCGCGCAGCCTTAGTGCGCGACGGAGCGTGCGGTCGCGTGATTAAGCCGCTTTAGCGACGGGCGATTCCGTCACCGGTTCCGGCGCACTTGCCAGCAGTTCTTCGTATTGTTCATCCGTCAATGCCGCCGCCGCACGGACGCCGTTCTTGCCGAGGTTGAGGTGGACATACAGGCTTTTCGGCGGCATACCGGTGATACCGTTGGCCGCGAGAATGGCGGTCGAACGCGCCGTTGACACCTTCTTTTTACCGAGCAGATGCAGGATGGAACACACGGAATGCCCCATGATTTTGTTCATGCGACCTTCACCGGGCGGCTTGTCACCGTTGCTGCCGTTGGACTTCGCGGCCTTGGCAGCAGCTTTTGCCGTCTTTTTGTCGGCTTTGGCCTGGGCCTTCTCCGCCTTTTTTCGGGCCTTGATCTGCGCCTTGCCTTCCGTGACGCTGCCGTCACCAGATGCCAGCCGCGCCGCCGCTGCCGCCGCGAGGCCGCCACGGGCTTTTGGTTTGCCTGCCGTTGTCTTTTTGATTTTTGCCATACTTGTTATCTTTGTGTTGTTGTTTGTGGCCGCCTGTTACCGTGTCCGCTCCGTGCGGCGACCGGGCACGGAGGGAAGGTGTTTTTGTTATCTGTTATTAGTCGTTGTCATTTAACTGGTGATATATTGGCCGGTGGATGCCGGATGTCAACATCTTTAATCGCTTTCTTTGAGCGGTGCTCGAATTGGGGCGTCTGACCAGCGCGTCCTTGCATCATTGCCAACGGTTTTTATGTCTCTCCACTGTTCGTTGTAATAGATGGAAAGATACGGGTAGTTTCGGTAAAAGAACCTGCCGGCGCGTTCAACCGTGTATCTCATTTGCATTACTTCGACCGGCCTGTCCGTTGCTATTGATCCGCAAACCGTTCTCATCCACCACCATCCGTTTCTATCTGGTTTTTTAGCAGTCCATTTCATAATAGTTCCGGCTGCGACTGGACGCCGTTGCTGCCGCCGTTGCGGGCAAGGAACGTGCGCAACGATGCGGCGTCCATTATCCTGTAGCGCCACACAGTTCTCCCGCGGCTGGCCTCCCGGGTACTGCGTCTATGGTCGCCGACACCCTCCTGCCGCTGAACCAGTCCGAGCCGCGCCAAGTTCTTCCATGCGGTGCCGATCACATTCTTGTCATCTGCCGCCAGTTCCGGTAACTGAACTTCATCACTCCAAACGGAATCTCCCGGCGAGTCCAGAAATGCTTTGGCAATGGCTACGGCCACGGCGCGGCACGGTCCAGCCTTGAACAGAAGCTGCGCGATGGATTTCTCCATGAGATGCTTGTCCACGTCCAGCTTCGGTTCGGTGGCGGTCACGACGCGGCCTCCGTTTCCGCGTTGACCAGCACGGCGTCTATCAGCACCAGCTTCACCAATTCGTTACCTTTGCCGTGGTGCTGGTGCCTGTAGTGGCCGCGCCGCCAGTGCATCTTCGGCGACAGGTGCGAGCCGCCCTGGGGTTCGCTCCGGTGGACCTTGTAATTGCGACCGACAAAGTTCGGGTGCCAGAGCGCGTCCTGCACGGTGACTCCGTTCCTAACTTTGGCCGACCGCTCGACGCCTTGGTCTGGGTCCGCCAGTTCCGGTCGCGCCATCATGGCGAGCACGAGGCCGAACGCCAGCGTGGTCATCCGGTTAATCGTTCCCACATCTTCGTCGCGTGGTATCTGGTTCTCCGGCTTGTTGGCCTCGGCCAGCAACGAGCCTTCCTCTGCCGGAATATGTATCTTATCATCCTTGCACAGTTCCGTGAGCAGCCTTGGCCGGGAGCAGGCCATCGTGTAGTCCACCGGGCCGCCGTTGAATATCTGGACACCGTGCAGCACCGCGCCGTCACCTTTCACCATAAGCGTCGGCAGCCGCTCGGCAGCGAGGCAGGTGGGTGGCCGCTGGTCGCCCTGTTGAAGCATGGACAGTGCGATGAACGGAACCGGCCTGCCGAAGAACGCGCATGCCAAGCTGTCCGGCAGAACGAACAGGATCGCTGGCATAGGCCAGACCACGTCGGCCACGGTCATGCCATGCGGCGGATCTGTCGCCAGTATCGCGGCGGCGAACCCGTGCTTCACGAAGTAGGTCGGCACTCCAAACTCGGCAAGTCGATAGCCGACCGCCGCGTAGTTCACCATCGCCTTGTCCTTGAATCCTTCCTTTCTCGCTTGGTTGATCGCGCACTGCATCGCCGCGTAGTAGCGCGGGTTCGTGTAGCCGTTCGGCGGCACGTAGCGGCGCGGACCGAACGCAGCGAGTGCGGTCGGCATGTGCTTTGACAGCTTGTCGTGCGCAGCCTCCAATAGCGGCACTTTCATCGGACGCTCCTCGTGGCGGCCCATACCAGCGACCAGAGCAGGGCCAGGGACAGCACGGCGGCAGTCGCCAGGACCAGCCGCAGGACGCCACGGAGCCGGGCGCGGTCGCCGGGAACTGGGTCGGTTAGTTTGATGGGTTTCATAGCGTTACCAGAGTTGGATGTTAAAGTCGTCGCCGTCGCTGCGCGGTTTCCGTTTCATGTCTGGCCTGCGTTGGAAGTAGCAGCCACCAGACGCCTTGGTATTTGGCCTCATGCCAATTCCTGCTTCAACGACCGGCTACTGCCAGTCTCCACAGGCGTAAATTCGCGCATACCCTGCGCTAAAAAGTTCCCCGGATGCAAGGCCATCCGCTTGATGTTGTTCGCGGCAAGGATGTCGCGGTCGTGTTTTATCCCACAACTGCCGCACTTCCAAGTGCGGTCGGACAACTTTAGTTCCTGATTGATAACACCGCATGAACACAACTTGCTGGACGGCTCAAATTGCCCGATCCGCAGCACGGTCTTTCCTTGCCACCGGGCCTTGTACTCGAGCATGGTCACGAACTGACCCCATGCCGCATCGCTTATGGCCCGTGCCCGTCGTGTATTCTTCTGCATTCCAGCAATGTTCAACGTCTCTAAACAGACCGCTTGGTTCTCGCGGATAAGACGTGTTGATAACTTGTGCTGAAAATCATTGCGACGGTTGGTTACACGCTCATGGATTAGAGCGACTTGATGCCGTGCCTTCTGCCGATTCTTGCTACCCTTAACCCGTCGAGCCTGCCTGCGTTGCGCACGGCGGAGCTTCCGCAACGCCCTTGTCAGGTACTTCGGGTTCTCCACTTTCTCCCCGGTTGACAGTGTGGCAAAGTGGGTGATTCCAACATCCACACCAACAGTCTTAGATGAATTGATCCGTTTCTTTTGCTCCGGCTCCGGCTTGCCATCGTCCACCAATACGCTGGCAAAATACTTCCCGGTTGGCGTCATGCTGATGCTGACTGTTTTTATTTTTCCTTTGAATTCACGGCTGGTCTTGGCCCTGATGCTTGGTAATTTTACAATGCTTATGCTACCAGCCTTGAAATCTACATCGCTTCCTTGCGGGCATTGGAAACTCTGGTAGTTATGCTTGGATTTGAATTTTGGAAATCCTTTCTTTTCCCTGAAGAATTTGGTGTAAGCCTCGTCCAGATTATGAAGCGCCCCCTGCAAACTTTGCGCGTTTACTTCACCAAGCCACTCAGTCGCCTCCTGCTTCTTCATTACCGGCAACCGCTTGCATAGCTCGTATTTGGATACCATTTTCTTGGTTGCCTCATAAACCTTTGTGCGCTCCGCCAGTGCCCAATTCCAAACCCATCGCACGCAGCCAAAGTGTTTAGATAATAACACCTTTTGTTCAACATTTGGATATAGGCGATATTTATATGCGCGTAACATTTTAAATAAAATAGCTGATTTGTTTAGAACATCAAGTATTATTATTAAGCCCGTAGTCCCGCGTCACGATCCGCTTCGGGTTCAGCGCCCGCTCGAAGGCAGCGTTCAATTCTGCCTTCTCCTGTTCGGTCATTTGAATTGCGCCACCGCCCGGCGATTGAACCTGTGACGACCGAGTCGGCAGGACGGCCCGTGCATCGCCGGTCTTGTATTCCGGCGCGGTGGCTCGCCGGCCTTTATGGCCTGCCGAAATTATTGGGTTCATGCAGCCTCCAGTTCCGGCGTCAGCGCCTGTTCGATCCAGCACGCGGCGTCCCGGTAGCGGCCCGGCCCGCACTCCGGCAGTATCCGGTGGCTCAGGTCAATCTCGGTGAGCATGGCCACGGCTTCCGCCGCCGTGACGCCGACCGTGTCCAGCATGGACCGGACTTCCTTGGCGTTGGCCTGCGGCCCGTGGCTGCTGAACTTGCCGCTTTCAAACTCACCCTCCATACAGGCTTCGTACCGGTCATTTCCTATGATGTGCTCGGTGGCCCGCAGCAGGGTGCGGCACTGTAGCTTTTGGGTGGTGGTCATGCCGGTTTATGTTGGGTGTTTAAGGCGGTTTGAATAATGGATACAGGGAACGCGTACCGGCGACCGGCAGCACCATCGACAATTACCGGATGCTTGCCAGAAATATCGGCTTTGAGTCCGTAGATCGTGTAGCCGCTTCCCTTGTGGGTGAACTTGTCGCCATGCTTGACGCCGGGCAGGCCGATCATCTCGCCGTACTGCGCCAGCCGTTCCACTTCCTGCGTCAGCACCTTGCCGCCTTCGCCGATCACATTGACCTTGAGTTTGTAGGTGGCTTCGTTGGCTGAGAACGAAGCGTTGCCTGTCGCGATTTGGACACCGTACTTTTCGGCGACCGCCTTGAGCGCGGCATCGATGTCTGGCCGCATGAGTTTCAGAAACTGCTTGTCGATTTGTTTCGTTGTCATAGTCGTAGTCATTTACCGTCTTGGCCCCGGCACGTTGCCAGCGCCTTTATGGAGACAAGATACCATTTACGGGAATGATGTCAACGGATATCTTAAAGTATTTTATCACCGATTACGTTCAATGTTTGCAAGGGTTTTATGATAACACGGCCTGCGTGAACCATTCACCGCGCTCCCGCCACACGAAAATCCATGTCCACTCCGGCCACAGCGACGCCGCCAGCTTCACAGTTTGGACCCCCTTTGACGCTCCGTGCATTTTCGATCCGCCTTTACACTCCCAAGCAATCGGCTTCCCGGCCACCAGCGCAGTCCAGTCTGGTCGATACTGAGAACCGTTACACAGGCGAAACTGGATCGCCTGTGGCCGCAACGTCGGAAGCGATTCCGGCGGCAGCGTCCGCTTCAGGTGCTCGCCCCACGATGCCTCCAGCTTGTTGCAGAGCGGCTTGCTGGACTGGCGCAACCGTTTCCTGTCGCCGATTTCCGCGAGCACGCTGGCCGCCGTGACCAGCGGCGGCAACTGGCGCTTGACCGGCAGCGAGGACTCGCCGCGCAGCGCACGCTCGACACGCTCGCGCAGCTCCCGCCGCATGGTGTCCAGCTTGGTCATGTTAGAATTGCACTTTCGGAGCGGCGATGTCGATTAACTTGGCGGTGAGCGCGTGAATCGTTTTAATGGCGTCGCCGGTAGCCCAGCCGATATTACTTCCGTAGGTTTCTTCAGGCGTCGGCACTCCGCTCCACTTGGATGCGCCAGCAATGGCGGCCAGCAGCCGGTCGCAGGCTTCCTTGCAGGCTTGGCCCGCGCTGTCGTCGGTGGAGCAGAGCGTGGCAGTCATGGCCTCCAGTCGCGGCAGCGCGATTTGCATGTTGCCGCCGAGCCGATCCGCCATGATTAGAGCCACTCGTTCCGCGCCTTCTGGTGATAGTTTTTCGATCAATGTTTTCAATAGGTCGTTCATGTTTCCTTTGGTGGTGTGTTCCAGAGTCCGGCAGCGCAGATCCAGCCGCGCCGCCGTGACTCCTCAATGTTTGAATGGATAAATCGATGACCCTGTTTACTGACAGCTAACCAAAAACGCTGATCGCGCAGCAGGCTCCCTGCCCTGCCTCTGGTGTGGTGTATCTCGTTCAGACGCGCCGAAATAGGATGCCCATATTTCATTCCATTCCGCAGAGCTGGTATCGTGATCACGACCGGACATGTCTCGCCACGCACCACTGCCGCCGCCACAAACGCCGCCGCCTCGCGCCGGTACTCGGCGTCCGTGGCCTGGTGCCGTCTGGCACGGCGGCGGATCGGCTTCGGCCAGTTCTTAATTGCGTGCGCTATTGTGTTTTTAACCGCAGCGTCGAGATCTCTACCCATCTGCTTCGCCATGTATTTCGGCAGCGCCTTGTGCCATGCCGGACGATTGCCATCCGTTTTGAATACGCGCCTGCCTGCCGCCTGGTTCGCGGCACGAGCCAGCGGCGGAGAGACCTGGTCGGGAAATGCCTTGACCCATATCGCGGCGGCAGTCTTGCGTTTGTAGCCGTGGAGTGACATTTAATTCCTTCTCGACTCCACACGCCACCGGGCCTCCGCGCCGTCTATGGTCGCCACCAGCGTCCGCAGCAGGTTTGCCGTGAGTTGCATACCATACCAGCCGCCGTCCTTGGTTCTTCCGCTCAGGTAGATCGTGGTATTGCCTTGGACTGTTCCAGCCTCCAGCACGGAAGCATGGAGGTCGGTCAGTTCACCTTTCCACTTCTTGGCCTGCTCCGGGAACGCTGGCTCCTTCTGTGTCTTGTCGCAGATTTTAATGGTGAGTGGTATCATTTATATTCCAGTTTAAGGTTGTCCGAATCAATTTCCAGTTCATCAATATCACAGCACTGTTGCGAGCAGTAATCTTTCCACCACGGCATCCAGTGCCACGCTGCCGGCCACCGGAACGGCCACGGCCAGCCTCCCCAGTACGGACGCCCGCACACCATGCACCATTGGACCGGGAACCAGCCGAGGTAACGCCGCCACCAGTAACGGAAGCCTGTTGCCTGATAAATCATAGCGGTGCTGGTGTCAACGTCTCCTTCAGGTAGAGCGGGTGCCTGGGGCTGCCGTCGGCGTTCGGTTCGCCGAGCCGATAGAGTGGCGGACCGTTCTTTAGGATGTTGAGCACGAATTGCGCCCGGCCCATGTGCGCGCCGTGGTTGCCCCAGGCGCAAATGATTAGCGACGCCTCACCAGCCAAGGATACAAGCCACATATTATTGTCCGGGCCGACCGGGTCTTTCTGCCGCCTCATGTCCGCCGGGTCGGTGGCCCGCCACGCGAACAGGTTGGTCATGCACATGGCCCCGTAGCCGAACTTCTTGGTGAAGGCCATGCAGCGGCGAATGGTGTTATCATTAACCACGTCGTCTGCGACGGAAGGATTAAGCCCGATCCATTGAACGAAGCCTTGCTTCTGGTGGTTGACGCCTTCCCATAGTAGCTCGCCGCCGAACTCGCGCCACAACGTGTATCTGTAAAGTTTATCGGGGCTGAAAATGGTTTCGCGTGTGATACTCATTACGGCCCGTCCTCCCGTTGCTGCGGCACGGCCTGGAGCAGGGCGTCCAGCGCGTCGCCGTCACCGCACAGGAAGGCGCGGGCGGCGCGCAGATGTTTGCATCTGATTGTAGTATCTTTTTTATCTTGAGTCATGGATGCGATTTCTTCATCCGTCAAAAGGCTCTGCGCTATTGACTTTCGTGTTTTAAAGTCCTCACATCCGCATTGATTAATCGCCAAATCAACTTGATGATTCCTTCGCTCCAGCACGCCCAGGCCGCACTTCGGACAGTTGCGACCGGCGATGGTTGGTGTCTGGCTGCTATTGACATAATCACAGTAGCTGGTCCGGGAGCAGCCGAACGACTCGCCTTCCACCGAGAACATGGTGGCGTGGCCCGGCAGCCGGGTGACGCGGAGGCTCATAGCAATTCCTCCTGCGCTTTCGATGTGGTGACAATATATCCGCACTGCTCCCGCACCAGACGCTCCTCGTCCGGTGACAGGTCAAACAGTGATTGCCTGCCGACGACCGGCACCGGCTTCTGGAACTTGAACAGCCTCCTTGTCATCCATCCGAACCGGCCTGGCGTGTAGTCGCCAAGTTCTGCTTCTTGTGGCGTGAGCACCCGCAGCGGCAGCAGGGCGCGGTGCGCTCCATTGATGAAGTTCCTGGTTGGCACTATATCGTAAAGGTCAACAACGCACAGCGCGAATCCGAACGGCAGCTTGAGCGCGGCATCGTACGTGGCCTGGTCGCCGCACTCGGCAAGTGACGGTTTCCGTTTCGCGGAGCAGATGACGAGTTCTCCACGGTAGGAAGTCTCCCATCCGCGGGTTTCGATAAGTTTTTTACCGTCCGCCATAAATGTGGACCATGGTTGCCAGAGAGACAATGCCTTCATTGTAATGGACTCCTCCTCTCATTGATGTCCCGCAACTCAAATGCAATCCTGACACCCTGCTGCTTGCCGGCGACATGGAACACGCGGCCAATCTGCTTCTCAAACCACCGTTTAGGGTTGGAAACCGCTTCATTCTTTTCTGCCAGGTCGGATTCATCCTCCATGCCGTCCAGGTCCACGCGCACCGTCACGTATTTGTTTATCGCGTCTTCCAGAATGCTTGACGGCGGCACGTCAGCGATAAGAGTCATTTTCACATCGGACGGGCCAAATCTTCTCCATTCCACCTGCACCGGGCCGTCGAACAGCTCCTTGCAGACCAGGCTGGCCAGCATGTCCAGGTCTTCCGATGTCCATTCCTTTGAATCTGGTTTGACTATCGTTTGCCTGCGGTTGTCCCAGCCGCCGCCGCCTTCATTCAGGGCAAAGGTTGCTTGGATGCTTTTCCGGTCGGCCATCATGCCGCCAACGACTTTCAACGCCCGGATGGTTGACCCCCTCTTGCCGCACAACGACCCAAAGTCGGATGCGTGCGGGTTGATGTTCACAATCAGAACATGTCCGTCAATGACTTCCACCCGGAGGTCTTTTGGCTTGGCGCACAAAGCCGCGACCAGCTGGATGAAGGTCTTTACGAAGTCCGGCGCGTAGGACGTTGATGTTTCCTGTGTGTTCATTTATTAAAATCCTTTCGGCCATTGCTGTATCCGTAGCGATTCAGGCCACTCCGCAGGGTCGCCGCCTTTCTTGTCGCGGATAGTTTGTTCGTCATTGTGCTTCACAAGCGAATTGCTTCCGAGCTGCTTCACGAACACGGAGATGCCAGCGTCCAGTCCCTGCTTCAAGCAGTCCTTAATCCATCGTGGATCACACGGCCTGGCAGACGGCCCGCTCTCTCCGCCTAGAATTATCCATCGACAGGCAGGTCGTGTCACCGCCTTGGTATTGCAATGGACACAGAACCAGTCGCGCCCGCTGCTCTGGAGCGTGTATTCCGTCTCGTGGAATCCAAGGCTGTTTACACCTTTTCGGCCCTTGCACTGGCACTGGTGAGTCTCGCCGCCGATATATGGCGTCAAGTGGACTGGGCCTAACATGGGTTCCACGCTCAACCCGTGGCACGCCGCCGGTATCCGCAGCAGTTGCGGGATGCGCAGGTCGGCGGCTTCCTGGTTCTCGACCGATGTTAGAAGGATGATGTTCTTTGGAATCAAAGTTGCGTTGCGCCAGTCGCGCAGCCAGCCGCAGAGCGTGCGCTTGCCGTGGTTAAAATCATAATCCATGGCCGCGCCGGTGCGCTCAAAGAACAGTTCCAGCCTCTTGGTACAGAGAATCCAGATGCACTGGTCACACTGCCGGATCGTATCCAGAGCCTCGGCCAGCCATTCAATCGGCACTTCCAGGTCAAAGATGTCACCGAGGCTGAGTGAGAAGATGCGGCGGCGGTGCGCGGACGGCTTGACTCCTTTTTCACTTCCGCAGCAATGGTTTCCGCCAGCAAGAACCGGATCACCAACTCCGCTAAAGGCATTTCCGCAATGGTCGCAGATCCACGGCTTCCGGTTCAGCGCCAGCGCCTGCTTCACCGCGCCGGTGTGCTTGAGCCGCTTCGCTCCCTTGCCCCAGTGGCTCACCGGCTCCTGCATCTGCCGGTCGTCGCGCTCCTTGGCATAGCAATGGAGACAGCCGGACTCCTTGAGGCCGGTGGCCGGCAGCGAGACCATGGTGCAACCGCTCCACCAGTTGATCGTCGAGTCGGCCCAGGAAATCTTAGTCTTGATAGCCATATCAAAAAGGTACGCCGTCATCTCCCGGCTGGTAGCCGCCGGCATCCGCGTCCGGCTGCGGCTCCTCGGCGCCCTGGCCTGCGGCGGGAGCCGTGGCGCGGGGCGCGGCAGTGCCGTTGCCGGTTGCCTTCGCCAAGAATTGAAACTCGCCGACGATTACTTTGATCGCCTGCCGGTTCTGGCCGGTGGTCTTGTCCTGCCACGTTTCCTGACGGAGACGGCCCGCAATGAATAGCGGGTGTCCCTTCTTCACATACTGCGCCAGCGTCTCGGCGGTCTTGCCGAAGGCCACGCAGTTGATAAAGGATACCTCCTCTTTTTGCTCGCCAGAGTCATCCTTCCACCTGCGGTTGACCGCCAGCGAGAAGTCGCCGACGCAGGTGCCTTTCGGCAGGTATCGCAGTTCAATGTCCCGCGTTGTGTGCCCGGCCAGTTCTACTTTATTCCAGTTCATAGTCGTTGTCGTTTTTACCGTCTGTCAAAATGAATAGCCGGTTACTGGCCGGTTGTCAACGTGATTCTTGCGGCGGTTCGTCGTCGCTCACTTTAGCACAGCTCTCGAACTTGGTTATCCCGGCCAGGAACGTGAGCGGAGCGTAGCCGGTCGGCCCGTTGCGGCACAGCTCAACCTCAAGGTTCACCTGCCATGCCTCGCGGTTCACGTTCTTCTTTTCATCATCCTCCTGCCGCTTGAGCACCCACAAGGCGTCCAGATCCTGTTCGATGGCGAGCGATTCCCTGGCCTTGCCGAGCGCGTTCAACTGGATCAGCACGAGCACCGGGACGCCAAGCTCCTTCGCCATACCTTTCAATCCTTTGCTGATCGCCGCGACCTCCTGCTCCCGGCTGCCGCGCTTCGACACCTCGGGAGCGGACAACAGTTGCAGGTAGTCCACGACCAGCAGCTTGACGCCGTGCTGCTGGACCCAGCGCCGCGCCCTTGCCCGGAGCTGGCTCACCGTGAGGCCGCCGGTGTCGTCGATGAACAGCTTGGCCGCGTTCAGCCGGGCCGCCGCCGAGGTCAGCGCCGGGAAGTCGCGCTCAGTCATGCCCTGGTCGCGGACGCTTCTCGCGTTGATCCTTGACCGGGTGAACAGCATCCGGGTGACGAGAGATTCGGCGGACATCTCCAGGCTGAATATCCCAACCGGCAGCGCCAGCGCGACCGCCGCGTGATCCACCACGTTCAGGGCGAATGAGGTCTTGCCGCCCTTGGTCTCGCCGGCCAGAACGATCATCTCACTGCCGTGCAGGCCGTCGGTCAGCTTGTCCACGTCGGTGAATCCTGTTGCGATTCCTCCTACTGTGCCGCGTTGCTCGTGCATCAGCTCTATCCGGTCGAGCGAGCTCCTGATCAGCGACTTGGTGTCCGGGATGGCTGCGCTGCGGCGGATCGCCAGGATGTCGCGCTCCACTTCGTCCAGTAAATTATCAACCTCGCCTTCATGGTCCCGGACGCGAACTGCCGCCTCGGTGCATGTGTGGACTATCCTGCGAAGGACCTCCTTCTCCAGCACAATGTCCAGGTAATAGCTCAGGTTGGCCGCGCTCGGCACGGTGTCCGGCAGCGAGTTCAGGTAGGCCACACCGCCAACCTCGGCCAGTCTTTGATTATCCTTTAACTTCTGTGACAGCGTGATGATGTCCACGGCCTCCCGGTCGTCGGTCATCTTGACGATGGTATCGAACACGGTCTGGTGTCTCAGATCATAAAACGAGTCCGGTGTCAGTCCGCCGGCCACGGCTTCCGCGACGCAGGATTGTGGTGACAATAGGATGCAGCCGAGCACGCCCTGCTCGCTCTCAGGACTGTGCGGCGGAAGTTTATCAACCTTCTCCGTGGCGTCGCTGAACCCGGCGCGCTGCCGCCGTTCCTGCTTCAGGTCCGCGTGGCCGTTCGTGGCCGGTGCTGCTGCCGGTCGCGGCGGCGGTGCGGGAGGCTGCGGCTCCCACGGCATCCGGTCGCTCACAACGCGAGTCCTCCGGTCACGTTGGTTCTGTCTTTAGCCATCGGTATGTATTCCTCGTTCAGCTCGCAGATGACCGCGTTACGCCCCAGCTCGGTCGCGACGAGCGCCGTGGTGCCGCTTCCACCGAACGGGTCGCCTACCGTGTCGCCGGGCCTGCTGCCGGCCAGCACGCACGGCTTGATCAAGTCAGGCGGGAACGTGGCGAAGTGCGCTTCGGAGTATGGATTTGTCGCGACGGTCCAGACGCTGCGCTTGTTGCGAGTTGGTCCTGTTTTTTCCTCTGCGGTTTTTAGATTTAAACCTTCAGTTGTTCTTCCGACGCCGTTGGCACTCATATTGCCATCTATGTTTCTTGGTCCTAATCCAAGTCCGCGCTTTGTTTTTACATCTCTGTCATCTGTAAACGATGAACCATTCCACCCACTGCTAGGCTCACAGATGGCGGCAGCATCGTAAAAGTATGTTGGCGATTTTGTGAGCAGGAAAATATATTCATGCGCCTTGGTGCAACGGTCGGTCACGCTCTCCGGCATCGGATTCGGCTTGGCCCAAATGATGTCCTGCCGCAGCCACCAGCCGTCTGCCCGCAGCGCGAAGGCGACCAGCCACGGGATGCCGATCAGGTCTTTCGGTTTGTAGCCCGGCGGTGCTTTACGTTGCGATACCGGACCCATCCCGCTATTGCCAGGATTGCCGTCCCGTTTCGGTCCAAGAGTGCTCGTTGGATCACCGCTTCCATCATCGCTTCTTCCAGTCTTACCGGCGGCATAAGAATCTCCGATGTTAAGCCAGAGCGTGCCATCATCCTTCAGCACCCGCCGCACTTCCCGGAACACGTCCACCAGCGCGGCCACGTAAAGTTCCGGCGTAGCCTCCTGTCCTATCTCCTTCACAGCATCCGGGTGTCCAGGCTTTAGATATCGACGCAAACCAAAATACGGCGGCGACGTCACGCAACACTGCACCGAGCATTCAGGCAGCAGCTTCAGCGTCTCGCGGCAGTCGCCTTGGATAATTTCGACGCTCACTCCCTGTCCCCCTTGCGCGACACCATGACGCCGGTAGCCAGGTGCCACTTGAGGCCGTGCCCGTTGCAGACCACGGTGCCGTCAGGGCGTACCGGCAGCCCGGTCAGCGGCATGCCACGGTGCGGACAGGTCATGCACTTCATGCGCACGTCGGTGAACTGCTTTTCCAGAGTGGTGCAGATACCTGATATTTTACCATCGGTCATTCTTGCCGGGAAGTCCGGCATCTGCCGGTTCATCCTCATGCAGCGGTGCTGTATCATGTCCGGCGTCACATTGATCGTCACTCGTGACAATCGGAATCGCTCCCCATTTATCACAGGTTCACTATGGACTGACATCGCCTCCCACATTGCCGAAGACATGAACCTCGCGTCGAGATGGTAGTGCTCCTCACGGAATCCAATATCCGCATCCTCATGCCTCGGCCCGGCGACCGGCCACCACGCATTGATGCCGTGGTCAGCGCGCAGGTAGCACGGCACCAGGTAGAACGAGCCGACCTGCGGCTTGGCGACCAGGTGGATGGGCTGGCAGCTCATACTTCTATTCCTTCGCAGAATTCCTTGAGCCTTCGCACCAGCGGCACACCGCGATCCGGCGACAGCTTGGAAGCAAGCTCCTCGCCTTTGAAATTCGTCGTCCACAGCGTCGGTCGCATCCACGCCGTGCGCGACGCCACGATCCCGAACAGCTCGGACTCCACGCGCTCGGTCAGCTTGAACTTCCCAATGTCGTCAAAGAACACCACCGACGCCTTGCATATCTTCTCCACCCACGCCTCGCCGGTCTGGTCGCCGAACGCCCTGGCGCACTGGTGTGCGAACTCATTGTCGTGAAACACCACGACATCGCGCAACTCGTCCACGGCCAGCCGCCGCAGCAGCAGGAACATGGCCCGCGTCTTGCCACGGTCACTCGGCCCGGACACCAGCAATCCTTTCGGACCGAACTGCCACGCCATGACTTTCGCCAGCATCTTCTGATTGAGCCGCGCCGGGTCGGTTGCCTGGAACAGGGCAGGGCATTGCCGGCCCCACGCCTCCACCGCCCGCTGCCGCTTGACTGCGGCATCCTTGGCCGCCGTCTCATCGATTGACGCCTGCCGGCATGACGGGCAGGTTGTCATCCCGAACTTGCGCCCGGCGAACTCCACTGGCTCCGGCGCCTCGAAGCGGAACTGGCATACCTTGCAGACCTCGGAACTCATTGCGATTCCTCCTTGCGCTCTGCCGGGTCCGGGTCGCGCATCGGCTTTCCCCAGTCGAGATTGAGGCCATGGTTGTCGAGTTTTGATTTCTTATCATCATACCTGCCTTCCATAATTTTCACGAATGATTCATATTTAAGGAACCAATCAAAATCTGCCACCCAATCCCTATCGCTCTTAACTTGTCCAAGGCAAAATTTCGATTGGCATATTCTATCAATCGCGGCCTGCCAATTCTCCATGAAGAATGAATCCTTGCGTCTGGATAGCAACTTCTTGAAGCGCGATCCATCCCATTTGATAATCTTTGGCAGCACACCTTTTCCATTCCAATACTCAACCTCTGGAGGCGCAGCGCAGCTCCCTTCTTTCTTTGTAACCTCTTTCTTAGTATTATTAGTCTTAGTATGGTCGCGATTTTCCAGATCTGGTTCAGCCACATCTGAATTAGCCAGATGTGGGAAATCACCATCTGGCTGCTCATCAATGAAAATAGGGCTGTCACACACTTTCCAGACCCACTCCACCACCTTGCCTTTTTCTAGCTTTCGCTCCAGGTCAGCGTAGCCGATGGAGCGCAATTCCGCCAGCGCGGCCCGCACGGCGGCTGACCCTTCCGGCCCGTGGTTGCAGATATCCGACACGCGCAGCTTCCAGTCTTTCGGCTTGCTTAGGAGGTAGCTCAAGATGCCTTTCGCCTTCCAAGATATCTCTTTGCAGTCCAGCATCTCCTTCGGAACCCTGGCGAACGGGTCTGTCTTTTCCTTCTGGACGTAGATGGTTTGCTCGCTCATGCGGCCTCCAATCGTTGTAAGTCATTAAAATCGAGAGAGAACCATTCTCCTCGTTTATGTTTATCACCAAAATATCCATGCAAGTCTCTTTCATCCTCCTTTGTGCCTCGCCACTGGCGAAATAGAATCATGTCTGGGTCCTCCGCTTGCAGTGTAGCTTCGCGCACAACTGGGTTTAGCGACCAGCCAATTTTAGTGTATCCATTGCGGTAGTTTGCCATGAGGTAGATGAACCCTTCACGGCTGGGTTTGGCCGTTTTAGCAGTTGGTTCAATGGTAAGATATTTTGTGTCTTGTCTTACTGCCTGCGCGACCACTTCTGGAATGGATATATGCTTTTGCACGAATAATGGAAAATGAAGACCGCGCCACAGACCTGGCTTATTCTCGTTTAATTGGAACGCAGCGATAGCACATTCGTCCACGTTATTGTGGCAATGTTGCAAGGCGTCGAGTGTGTCGGTTAATGACCATCCGTTATCATGCATGGTTGCAATAAGAATTGAACATACTGGTGATTTGGCAATTTCCATGATGTTTTTATTTATCATTCTATCTCCTTAATAAAAACGCCCGTGCGAGAGGCTCGGTCCCGGAGTTGGAAAGGAAAGTAAGCGGTATGTAAGCGCCGACTCTGCCGACCAGTTCCGAGCCGCCCGCACGGGCGTCATTGTTACAATTTAACATACAATTTACAATTCGACAAGCCGCTTTCCATTCGGCTATGGCATCAGCCACGCCGCCAAGCTACCGGCTGCCGGCCGCCGGTTCAAGCATTATTTTTACGCAGCGTTGCAATCATCATCTCGGTCTCCGGCTCCAGTCGCGGCACCAGGTGCGGTTCCCAGCGGCTTGTGGCCCGGTTCAGCCACAGCAGGGTCATGCTCGGCACGGTGACGCCGCGCCGCTCCAGGAGCCAGCGGTAGAGATTGAGCTGGAGGCAATAGTGCGACCAGTTGTTATCCGGCATCTGGTCGAGCGGCGGCAGCAGGTAACGATCCCAGTCGTTGATCTTCACGAGCTTCTTGTTCGTTTTGAAGTCGAAGATGTCCACGGTGCGGCGGCCGGCGTCCCAGTCCAGCAGGTCGGCGGTGCCGGCGAGCAGAGCGTTCTCGTTGAATAGGATTCGTTCGGAGAAATATGTCCATTTGTGCGGCAGCACCTTGACCAGCGATTGAACTTCTGCGGTCGCCTGACCGTTCTCGATCCCGGTCTGCGCCCACATCTGGATGGCTCGATGGACGCAGTGGCCGAACGCATTGGCAACACGGCCTTCCTCCTTCCAGTCAGCAGCCACGGACGCCACGGTGCGCCCGTGCTTGGCCGCGTACCGTTCCACGATGGTTCCATCCGGGTCGAACGGCGGCACAAACCTCTTGACCAGGGAGCCGACGCTCTGGTAGCGGCGACCGAGGTCGTCCGTGTAGATGTGCGTGGCTTCGTGGAGCGTGACAGTGCGCTTCATTGCGGCCTCCATTCCTGCTTGTCAAAGTACACATTCGTCAGGTGCCGCTTTCCGGTGCGGACGTGCCACTTGCCGTTACCGCCGTCCTCGACGACCAAGTCCTCTACTTTGCCGAACCGTTTCACCAATCCAACCATGTCCACGACGAAAGCGCAGTCCTTGTCCGGGTGCGGCCGCACGACGCGCCCGACACGCTGATAGTAGGCGGCCAGGGACATCGTAGGGGCGGCCAGCACCACGTTAGCCAGTGCCGGATAGTCGAAGCCTATTGAAACGATTCCAACATTTGCCAAAACAGTAATCTTTCCCGCCTTAAATGCCTCCAGTATCCGCCGCCGTTCCTGCCGCTTGGTCCCGGAACTCACGACCGCCGCGCCCGGTATCTTGGACGCCACATAAGTTGCTTCCTCGACAAACCGGGTGAACACCACAGTGCCTTTCCTTCCTAGCTCGTGCAGCCGGGTCACGCAGCGCACGATCTTGTCGCTGAAATGAAGGGTCTTGAAATGCCGCTGAACGGATTCATCGGTGTAGTCGGCCCCGGTCGAGTTCAGCCGCAGTTGTCCGGCATCAAACCCGGTCGCCACTTCCTTGTACTCGATCCGCGCCAGGTGCCCGGCCCGGAACAGGTCTCCGTTCTGCGTTACGTCAACCACGGTGTCAAATATCCTTGGCCGTGTCCGGGTCAGGAACTTGAGTTGTGCGCCGCCGTAGCCATCTGTGGCGAGCCGGTACGGGGTCGCGGTGAGGCCCAGCAGCCGGGTGCCAGGCATCGAGTTCAGGAACGTGGTGAACATGCCGGTGTCGTTTTTGGCATCGGTCAGGTGGCACTCGTCAACGATAACATTTTTAATGTGGCTGAAAAGTTCCGGCTTCTTGAACACGCTGCCGATGGTTGCGAATGTAACCTCGCCCAGTTCCTTGCGGCCTGCCGATGCTGAGTAGATGGTCGGGCTGTAGCCGTAGCTTTGGAACTTGGCGACGTTCTGCTCCAGTATCTCCGCGCTCGGCTGGAACACGATGGTCGGTTCCTGCAACTTGGCTACCATGTCGGCGATAATTAAACTTTTGCCGCAACCGGTTGGTTCAACCAAGATGCCGCCGCCTTCCGTGCCTGATTCCAGGTGCCTGACACCGGCGTCCGAGGCCCGCCGCTGGTAGTCGCGGAGCACGTAGCCGGTGACTGGCGGCGGAAGCAGCGGCGCGGCGGAGGTCACAGCAAGACCTCCTGCTGGAGGCGGTACGCAGCTATTTCACAATAGGATTCCTCGATTTCAATTCCTATACATTTTCTTCCAAGGTCTTTGCACGACCGCGCCGTGCTGCCGCTGCCGAGGAACGGGTCGATCACAGTCCACCCGACAAGCGATACGCGATCCAGAAGCCAGTTCCAAGCCATCGGCGGCTTGGCGCACGGGTGGCCGACGCGAGGCGCGGTCTCTGTGACCATGATGCCGGTTGGCTTGCTTCCTTTGCCAGCACGCGGTTCCTTGCCGTAGAAAAGGATTGTGTTCACGGTGACAAATCCCCATGGCCCGACACCGACCGCAGATGGTTGGAAGAAACATCCAACATCACGAGGGGGGGGTATAGCGTTAAACATCTGTTGCCAGGCGTCACCGCTCCGGGAATGCCGCGTGAGTCCAGCAGCTTTATCACTGGAATTACAATCGTTTGCACTTCCTCTGGCGTGTCTTGGAAATGGTTTCCTGCATACATGGCCTTGCCTCTGTTGGCGTTTCCACCAGACTCGTTTACGCCGTAGAACGGGTCAGTCAGGAAGCAATCCCCGGTCACATGCGGCAGGATATCCCGGCAGTCGCCATTGTAAATCTGGATTCCTTTGCCGTCATCGTAGTAGGGCTTCATGTTAGGCTTTCACCTTATAGCGCGACTGCGCCGAACACGGTAAGTTATCCATTGTAAAGTCACTGCCCGACCCTGCATGACGCCGTGTCGTTGTGCCGGGAGGCAAAACAAACAAATGAAAGATAAAGCAATGAACACCCCAAAGACGGTAAATCAAATCCTGGCCGACGCCTCGTGCAAACGCGACCTCGGCGCCTCCGTGGACTCCTACATCGCGGCGGTCAAGAATGAAGTGGACAACATCGTGTCCGGCCGCATCGACCCGGCCACGCAGGCGGACCTGAACGACCTGTTCACCAGCCTTCGCGCCTCCAAGTCGCGTGTCGCCTCGGCGCTCACCGCCAACACGCCGCATGACCTGGACTTCGATGAGCACGGCAAGCGGGTCAACACGACGCTCGGCGCGTACGGCAACCGCCCGGTGGCCGACACCCGCACCGTGGCCGAACGCTACGACGCGAGCCGCCAGCCCGGCGCCTACGCCGCGCTGTCGCCTGAAGCCAAGACGAAGGCCAATGAAGCCGACGCGGTTGCACAGGCCAAGCTGACCAACAAGGAAGACAAGGCGGAACTCCGCCGGCTTGAAGCCTAATCCATCACGGCGCCGCCGTCCGGGCTTGACCTGCGACGGCGGCACCTTTAAATTCGCTTCGTGAACGACATTGAACAATTCCTCCGCGCCAGCGAGGCGCGGCAGGAGCAGCGGCACCGGGAGATTATATCCATCTTGTGCCGTCTGGAAAGAAAGGAAATCATCATGTCCCAAGAACTCGACGCATTGACCGCATCGGTCGCGAACGCAACCACCGTGGAAGAATCCGCGATCACGCTGATCCAAGGTCTGTCTGCGGCCATTAAAGCCGCTGGCACCGACCCGGTGGCCCTCGCGGCCCTGACGGCCAAGCTGGACGCCAGCGACGCAGCATTGGCTGCCGCCGTGACGGCCAACACGCCGGCGGCTCCTGCTGCCTAGCACCTGCCCCGGTTCAGCACGCCGCCTTCCAGTGATGGGAGGCGGTTTCATTTTTTAGGCAGGTTAATCACCATTTGGATTCGCTGCCCCAGCCACGAAATAATTGGGACCGCCATGCTGTTACCCAAACTTTTATATCGATTTCCGTCAGGACACTCCGATGCTGGTTTACCGTTCCAAGGTATCTCTGTATATCTGTCAGGGAAGCCCATCAGGCGCTCACATTCCACCGGCAATAATCTTCTTACCGCCATCCCCGTTCTTAAAAATTGGTAACTGTGTTCCGCGCCAGACCGCAACGCCTGCATGGTTGGATTCTCCGTCTTGCCGCCGCCGCTGGCCCATTGCACTTGAACTGGCGCGTCACCGGAAACCGGCACCAGGTTGCAGACCTCGTCGCCGGCCGGCCCGCTGCTCCCCTTGCTCCACTTGGCTGACATGGCTTGACTGACTATTTCTGGTATCAATGAGGTGGATGTGTCCACGTCGGTTCCTGGTGGCCGGTCGCCGCCTGTTTTGTTGCCGCCAGCGGGCAGTGACGGCGACAGTTCCGGCACCATGTAGCCTGCCGCCGCATGATCCGCGCTGTTACTAAATCCGCCGCTGTCATTGCACGACATCATGGTGCCAGCAATCTCCGGTATTAGCGGCGTGCCGCGACCTGTGCCGTCCTCACTGGCATCGAAGCCTTCACCGGTCAGCGAGTGCGCGACAACATTAGCTTCCGGCACCGCGACCGCATGTTGGTCACTCGCGTTCACCGTGTGCGCCGGGTCGCCAGGCTGCCCGACAACGAGCGCGTTCGGCGACTTGGCGCCGTTCTTCGCGGCAGCCTGCATGTTGATGGGGATCACGCAGTCTTGTCCTCTGGACTCCCCGGCCCTGGCTGTGCCCCGGCCACTTGCTCCAATGCTCGGCGCAACGCCGCCGACAGCTCCTTGCCCCGGCGACCGGCGCGGCGGATAATTCCAGAGCAGGCTTTTGGACTCAAATAAAAGCGGCGGTCTATCAGCCCAGTTTCCAGTATCTCTGACAATGAACACACGCTGCCGGCGCTGCGCAAGGCCAAAAAATTGCGCGTCCAGGACGGTGAACTCGATAAGTCCTTTTGGCCCAAGCACACAACCGGAATTTCGCCAGCCGTCTCTTGGAACGTCAACGCGGTTCCCAGCCAGCTCTCCAACCACTGTAGCAAAGGCGCGTCCTTCATCGATGCTGAACAGGCCAGGGACATTTTCTGCGACTGTCCATCTGGCCCGGCTCCAGTCCGCGATTCGTGCCGCCGGGAAGAACAGTCCGCTTCTTGTAAGAGTTCCATCTGCATGTTTTAATCCTTTTCGTTGACCGGCCACCGATAAGTCTGTGCATGGAAAACCAAAGATGCACACGTCAATGTGCCCCAGTGCTTCGATTTGTTCCTTGGTTATCTTTGTAACATCGCCCAAGTTCTTAACTCCTGGATAATGGTGCTTGAGCACGGCGCACGGAAACTTTTCAATTTCTGCTACGGCCACGCATTCCCAACCGAGCGGCAGGAAGGCTACACTCGCTGCTTCTATGCCGCTGAACAAAGATAGAAACCTCATTTTGCTTCCTCCACTCTATGGCAATTAGGACACAAAACCATACCGTTCGCTATCGTGTGGAGTCCACCTTTTGCTTTTGGGTGTTTATGATGCGTATCACAACGAGCCTTATTCCATCCACATAGTTGACATTTATTGCCATAGTGTCGGATAACCGCTTTTGACCACGCATGTTTGGTCTTGTAGCACCTGGCCCCGTTTTGAATGGCGTAACTCTTGCCATCGTTCCAGACTCCATCTTTCTTTATTCGGCGCTTGGCCGCTTCCGATCTTAGACAGCCGCATGATCTTTTTCGTTTGGACTTTAGTGAGTTTGTTCCTGCCGTGGTAATTGTTCCGCATCTGCAAAGGCATTCCCAAAGCACATGGTGATCTTTGGTTGTTCCTATCCGTTTAATAACCTTCAATCTATCAAAGGTCATTCCTAAAAGTTTGTTTCCGTTTGGGTGTTCGTTGTTCATTTACGACTTACATTAGCGAATAAGACACACCGCGTCAAACCATTTCTTATTTTTCTCCTCATGGCTTGGTTACGGTAGCCGGTGGCCGCGCCAGTGTCCATGATATTACCCAAACAAACGGATTCGCCTGCCACGGCCACCCTGGCCGCTTGCCGCGTGGCTTCGCGTTGATGGAGTTCCAGATTGTAGCGTAGCTGTCACGGTAACTGAACGGTTTGGGCGGCAGAACCCGACGCGTCACCAGGATGCTGCCGTCCGGCTGCTGTTCCTGAATATCTTCGTAGTTCGCGTATGTGTGCGTTATGTAGCCTCCTTGTGGCACGCCTTCTGCCTTTGCATCTTTATCGGTTATTTCATGCAGCCACTCGCCACGGCGACCGGTTACTGTGCAAAAAACTCTCGCGGCATAGCGTGGCATGAACATAGCTGGCAACGACTTGTTCTTCCATGTCCACTTGACCGTGGCGATCCCGCCAGCCAGCACCAGTTCGCCGTCGTCGCTGTAGGCCGCAACCGACCGCCGCTTGCCGAACTTGTCCGTGATGACCACCTTCTTCAATGGCTCCCGCAGGTAATGCAGCCCGGTCTTGCGCCCGTACGGACAGGCCAGTCCGCTCCGTTGCGGCGGCCACAAGGTAGCCAGCTCCGGCAACAGCGGCGGCTCCGGGTTGTGGCGCGGCGGCTGCGGCCTTGCCACACGCCGAGTCTGGGTCTTGGTGCCGTCACGAATTAGCTGGCGGTGTGACGCCGTGAAAACTGGCATCGGGTGGGCCTCCTGTGTGGCCAGCAGCCAAGCCTCGGCTACCGCGTCCCGGTTCAGGGCGGCGTCAACACGCGGCTTGCGGCGGTTACGCGCAGGAACGGGCTGTGGCGGCGCAACGGCGGCTACTGTGGCGCGGCGACGGGTCTTTGGCTTGGGTGACTTGGGCATGTTTTACTCCTTTAATGGTAAAGTGGTGACTTCGGCAGGTTCAACCGTGTAGTGCTCCCGCAGCATGGCCGCGTGGGACTCCAGCGTCGGGTGACGCTCGCTGAACCCGCCTTCCCGCTGCCGCTGGTGAAACAGGAGCAGCAGGTTGCGCGGCCCGTACGGGCGCACCGAGACGCGGAGGCAGGCGTCGTGCGCCAGAACCACGAGTTCGGTCAGGTTGTTGTAGTCCCAGGTCGCCAGTTCGCAGGCTATTGATATCTTGACGTGTTGCGGGTTGTCCCAGTTCGCTTTCATCGCCTCGTCGCTGATATGGTAGATGCCTTTGAATAGGTGGCCGACCAGATCCGCTACTTGTTCGCCAAGCGGCGAGATGTTCTTGATGCCTTGCAGCCGCAGCCAGTCCGCGCCGCTGTGTTTGGTTATGATTTTCATAAATTAGAATCCCCGCCGCGCTGGTGCCGGCTCGCGGCCCGTGGCCGACCCGTAATAATAAGAACATTCGCACAGATACTCAATGCGAGACCGGTTGTAGCCGGCTGGCATATTATGACTGCGCTGCCTTCGGATTGGTCTGACGCGGCGGGGAAAGTGGTCATAAGTCTAGTTGCGGCTCGCGTTCCATGACCGTGTGAATATCGGTCGTTCTCTCGTTTCTGGATGGGGTTTCCAAAGCTTCCTTAATTGACCAGCCGGCGTCTAGCCTATATCTCAGGGCCTCATAGTCTATCTTAATTAATTCAGCCCACTGAGAAATGGTTAGCCTTTTCCCACCGTATTCCACAATTCGGTTGGTTCGCCGATTATTTCCCTGCTCCTGTCTTGATGCCCACCGGCAGTTTCCTGGTTCGTAGTTTCCGTCATTATTTATACGGTCGATGGAAGTGTCATCCGGCCTGATCCCCATGTCGTTTAGGAAGTTTTGAAATACAGACCAATGCTCACAAACCTTAATCCCCCTTGCGCCATAACGCTTCCAGTCTGGTATGCGTGGATTGTTACACCGGTCTCGCATAGACCTCCAACTCTTATATGTCTGGAACAATGGATGGCTTTTGGTTCTGGCATTGAGTGGTCTTTGAATGGTTATGTTAATGTTTTCCATGCTAATCCTAAAGCTCCCGCCGCCAAGAGTTAAGCCGCGGCTGACGGGGAGTCGCCGCCAAAAGGCGTCGGGAGCAAAGATGTTTTGTTTGCATAAACGGGACTTAATCCGCTGGCAATAAGTAAAACCCATAAGCGTTACTTGGTCAAGCCAAGTTCTGAAATAAATTGCGACGGTGTCATATCCTGCATCAACCAAGCGCGTCCAGGTGCGGGACGCTGCTTGCACCATGTAACAACCAATCTGCTCCGTGCCCTTGTCGTGGCCACGTACGCCAAGCGCCGTTCGCTTTCCAAATCTTCTGCGGCGTTGCGGCCAGGCCATGTTTCCTGTTCCATGCCACAAATTATCACAATATCCCATTCCCGTCCTTTTGCAGAATGCGCGGTAGAAATTATTATCCCTTCCTGCTCCGCGACCGGCTCGTCGCGGCTGTTCGCTGCCGAGATCAGGTCGGTGAGCGTGAACGGCTCCGGCAGCGAGGCCGCGAGCTTGTGCAGCGCGTCGCGGATGCCGTCGGTGCCGGTAGCAGACAGGACTTGGACGGCACGGAGCGCCTCCTTGAATTCGTCCACTGTAAACGCGACCGGGTTTCCGTCGTCACGGTCAAAAGCACCCATGCCGCCGTTGAGCAGAACGCACGGTGACTGGCCTTGGAAGTCGCACTGCGAATGCACCGTTGAAGCGTCCAGTCCGACCGCCTTCGCGGCCCGCAACGCCGCCGTATCACTCCAAGGCGAGGCTAGGAAATTAAGAACGGCCCGCGCCGCCCTGGCCTCCTTCGGCTCCCTCGCCAGCGGCTGCGCCAGCTTGACGCCGAGGCTCTGGAAGTGCTGTCGGCACTGGTCAGCGAGACGATTCGTGCGCCACAGAACCGCCGCCGTGTCGCCGGGTGCCAGCTTGGACAACTCGTTGGCGACCCACGATAGTTCATCGACCGGCGCATTGAACTCCTTGCTCTGCACCATGCCGTCACCGGCGTCCGGTCGCGGCTGCGCGGTCATTGCAACGCGGGCCGTGTTGTGCGCAATGAGGCGTTGCGAGGCGGTCACGATGGCGCGTCCCGATCTGTAGTTTGTAGGCAGTTGGAATGCTTGACCGAACGCGATGCTGTTTTGTGCCTCGCCTATTCTTGACAGGAATCTTACTGGCTTGGCTCCACGGAAGGAATAGATGGATTGGTCGATGTCACCCACCGCCCACCGTGTCTTGACCGGCATCAGGTCATAGATATCCCAGTCAATCGCCGCGTTGTCCTGAGCCTCATCCACGAGCAGGTGCTTGAACGGCCACGGCTCCACTCCAGTCTTGAGCAGCCGCAGGAAATAGACCAGCACCGAGTCGTAGTCCAATTCTCCAGCCTCCTGCTGCCGTCGGAAGAATTCCTTGGCGACCACGCCTTCCTTGGTCAGCGACGAGGATTCGATGGCACCGGCGAACGCCATCGCGTGCCGCTGCGACTTGACCGCCTCAGCCAGCTTCTTGTCGCTAATCTTTCCATCAAAGCGCAGCATGGTCACGATCTCGGCCAGCGACGCCGCCGCCTCCTGCTCGTCGGTAACGGTGACGCGGGCCGGCAGCCCGGCAAGTTTGTGGTGCTTGGTCAGCATTTTGAGCGCGAGGGAGTGAAGCGTGCCGCAGTGACCGAGCCGGACACCGAGCCGCTTCTGCATTTCGAGAGCACCCGCACAAGTGAACGTAACGCAGCAGATGGTTTCCGGTGCGACACCACGCGCCAGCATCCTTCGCACACGCTCTACGGTGGTTGCAGTTTTCCCACTTCCAGGACAGGCGCACACGTAGATTATGTCGCTGGTGCTGGCCGCCGCTGCTTCCTGCCACTGATCGAGTTTGGTTTCGGATGTCATATCTTATTATGCTTTGCCTTTGCTATGCTTGGCGTTGACTCACTGAGCCAAGCCTTTGCTACTCGCGGCAGCGCCTCGCAATGCCTTTGCTATGCGTTATTGCACCTTGCCTCGCCTTGCCGTGGCCGCGCTCTGCAACACCCTGCCCTGCCGTCGCTGTTCCCGGCGTTGCCATGCCTATGCTTTACTGCGCCTTGATCCGCCGTGCAGTGCCATTGCTATACGGTGAGCGGCCTTGCGTAGCCTTTGCTGTACTAATCATTGCTGTGCTCGGTGTTGCCACGCCGTTGCTTATTCCATTAACTTCCATGAGAACCTGCCTTTGCCTGAATTCCGCCACTGTCCCAGACCTCGCAACGCTCCGTAGTTCAACCATTCCTTAACCACTTTCTCCATGCCTTCATCTAGGCACCGTATCTCGCATTCCAATGTCGCACCAGATGGCAATGTCTCGCTGTTTGCCAGCGCGACACGCGGCCCCTGAGCTGTTTCGGCCCGCAGAGGTCTTTGGCAATTTCCAAGCTTAACCTCACCGCCGAAATGGATTTTTCGTGGAAAGATAAAGATGGTTCCATCGATCACCTTTTTATACGCTTTTAGTTTATTGCTTTGAGTGCCGGGTACCCGCGCCAGAGATGCGCAGGCATCCTTGAAGAAGCCTTTGATTTGGTAGTCGTAAACAAACGGCTTTCCACCGTCACGCGGGAATACGGTCATCATTTTATCGGCGACAGCATCCGCTCCAATTGCCGCCACTTCATCTTCCACCGTTGCTGCGTCTGGAGATTTGCTTGCGATAAACTCCCTGTGTATTTCCGGGTTCTGAGACGCCGTCCCTAACACTTCTTCGCTGAATGTAATTTGGATTTTCATTGTTATTTATTAGTCATAGTCGTTGTCATGTTGTTATCCTGCACCGAACCCGCCGCCGAGTCAACCGATTTATTTTTCCACTTTTCAAGCGCCCATTGCCGCGCCTGTTCATAGGTGACATCACCCCTCTCCATATATATCGCTTCCAGCTTCCTTAGCTTTTCGGCATCTTCAAAGACCTGATTTATTTTCTGCCATGGTGTCATCGCGTCCATGTGTAAGTGAGTCCGCCAATCGCAACATATTTATTTTGCGTTGAAGCCGCGCACTCGTAGTCCGCCAGCAGCCCCATCATGGCGTCCTGCATCGCCACGCTGGCCTCGAAGTCCCTGGCCGCCGCGTCCATCTTGTCCGCCTGATTTTCAATGGCCGTGGACAGCACGTTCTCGCCGCCAGCCTTGCGCGTGATCCTGGCCGCCTGCCGCCGGAACAGCGCGGCCTTTTTCCTTGCGGTGTCCGCCGCGTTCAACGCCATGGTCTTCGCGTTGGCGACCTGCTGCCGGACCGCCGCCACGATGTCGCAGCCCTCGCCGCCGGTCTCCGCGACCGCCAGCACCAGGCCGCACACGTTCGACAAGGCTTCCTTCTGGAGCCGGCTGCCGTCGCCGGTCGTGCCGTCCTTGTCATAGCGCGCCCTGGCTTCCGGGTCGCCGAGCGTGTCGTAGGATTCCTGCACCTCCCGGAACTTGGCGGCGGATTCCTCCTTCTCATAATCTGTGGCGTGAGGAACGGCGTCCGGGTGGTATAGGACAGCAAGCCGCCGATACTGCTTCTTGATGTCGGCATCTGTGGCGTCGCGTGGCAGGCCGAGGATTGAGTAGAGGTCGTGGTTCACTTTAGTGTTGGAATAATTCCATTCTATTGTATGGCCCGTCCCATTTGCCGTGGCCCTCCACAGCCGATACCATCTTCAAACCATCATCGACTCGGATGAACTTGGCGCAGTCGCCAAAGTCATTTACGCCTCGCGTGGTTTCCACCGGGTCGGTTCGCGGATTGCCTTCCTCTGTGTAATGCTCGGTGCGCCACCGATGGATTTTGATGTTGCAGTTGCCTTTGATGTCCAGCACCACGCCGCACACTACTTTATTATCGCTGTTGTGGCTGATTCCAACCACCCAGTCGCCTACAGATACTATCCGTCCATTTTTATAGTGCATAATGATTACTTGTTCGTCGTCACCGTGACCGCCGCCGGCGGCCCGGTCGGCGGCCTGGCCTCCCGCCGCCAGTACGGGCCGAGCACGACCGGTTGGTAGTTGGTCTTGGCGTCCGGCAACAGCGCATCCCACCTGGCCTGCGACCCGGCGGCCTGCTGCCGCAGCGCGGCCCATAGGTCGTCCAGTTCCTTACCAGAAACCAGGTGCTTGCCGTCGAACTTCGCGTCCTCCATGCGCTGGAACTGCTCGATGGTGCTCGTGTCGATGTAGAGCGCGACCCAGCCGTCCGCGTAGCCGGTGCGGTAGCTGACCGTGTTGGTCCAGACTTGGGTTAGCTGGTCGTGTGCGACGGCCAGTTGGTCGCGTTGGTTGAAGATGGTAACAATCAATAATACCATGCTGAAGGTCATCGCGCCTACTCCAATAATTGCCTGCGTGATAGGTTTCATCACTCCTCGCGTTCCTTGTGGGCCTGATTCATGGAGTCGATGAATGCGGCAAAGCCGTTCGATGCGTCCTTCCCGATGTTGGCCTTCACGAACTCCAGGAACCGCTTGCCGCTCGCCGACACGCAGTCGGCCCGCTTCTTGAAGCCTTTGGCTTCCCCGTCAAGCCGTTCCTTAATCTCCTTCGTTCCAACCTTGGCCCGCAGGGCGCCGTACCAGCGATCCTTGAATCTTCCCACCACCAGCACCCCGGCATCCTTGTCCGTCGGCTGGAACAGCGCGATGGTGTCTTTGAGTTCAAACGCCGCCTCGGCCTCGAACAACTCGGCCTGCATGTCCGCATCATCCATCTTCTCGGTGAGCAACGGAACTGCGTCCTTCGGCACCGCGCCATCAACCAGGCTGGCGGCCGCGTAGTAGTCCTTCTCGCGCTTGTCCGGGCGATAGACGACCACGCACTCGGTCTCCTGCAACTGGAACCCGGCGTCCAGCAGCGCGTCTAGGTTTGCGGCCACGGCCTCGGCTTCAGCGGTCCGGGCCTTGTACGAGGACTTCACGGAGTCGAACTCCGCTTCTATCACTGTGACTTGCTTCCACGCCTGACGGAACTTGACGTTGAGGTCGGCTTTTTCGTCGGGTGAGAATACGTGCTTGGTACGTTTCGTTTCCTGCTTCATTTATTTATCCTTTTTGGTTTGTTGTTGATGTTGAAAGTTATTGTCTGCTCGCCGCCCGCAGTTCCAGTGCGTCTTTGAGCGTCTGGTGCCGCACCGGTGTCGTCGCGCTCCGGTGGCCGTCGCGGAGCGTCACGTTGTTCGGGTTCTTCCGGCACCTGCCGAGGTGCTTTTGGAACTTGTCAGCTTCCTGGAACCCGGTCATCGCGTCGATGCGCCTGCTACAGAACGGGCAGTTCATGGCAGCACCTCGATGCTGGTGAAGATTGGATTGGTTGGAGTGGCTGGATTAGTCGAGAAGTAACCGCCCAGCTCCGGCGCGGGCCGCACGTCCACGACTATCGCCTGGTCGAGCTTGCCTACCGTCACCAGCCCGCACAGCCGCTCCAACAGCCGTGCCTTCGTTGTATCATCAAGACGACTCAACTCGTCGATGATAGCCAGCCGGTAGCCGGACGCCGCCGCCAGGGCGCAGCCGATGGCCGCGAAGGCAATCGCACGTTCGGATCCGCTGAAGGTACGCCAGCTATAAAAATGACCGCCCTTTTCATGCATCCCGATCACGCCTTCGTACCATACCAACGGATCGTCCAACACGCCTTTAAATAATTCATTCGCGGCGTCCAGCAGCGGTGCCACGGACTTCTCAACGCACGCGGCCAAGGTCTCGTTGAGCAGCTCCGACAGGTGCTTGGTCACGGTCGCCTCGGCCAGCGCCTTGTCGTAGGCTTCGCCGGCCGCCTTGACCTGTTTCGCGGTCGCCGCCTCGGCGATGCACTGGCGCAGCACGGTGTCGGCCGCCGTGACCGCCGTCTGGAGTTCTGCGATTCGTTCCTTGCAGAATGGTTTCGCATTGTCTTCGATCTCCGCCAGAGTAGCCTGCAACTGCGGCAGCGACTCGCGGGCCAGCCGGGCCGGTTCGGCCTTGGCCTCGGCATCGGTGATTGTCTTTAGCCTTGAGATGGATTTATCCCTCTCCGATTGCTGATGCGACCGTAAGAGCACTAATTCGTTCTGCCGTTGTTGCTTTAGTCGTTCGATACACGTTACCGCGTTGGCTTCAGCGAGCTTGGCTGCGGCGGTAGAGGATGTGTTGATCGCCTTTTTCCCTAACCGCTCCAGAACGCATTGCAGCTTGTTGGCGGCTACCTCGTGCGACTTCTTGGCCTTCGTGACGACCACCAGCGCGCCGTCCATGATGGCCGTCAGGCTTTTGAGTTTGGCGTCCAGTTCGTCCAACACGCGCTGTTTCCATCCGGTGCCGTCGGCCCGGCAGGTCGGGCAGCAGGTAGCTGCGTCAAACTTGGCGCGGTCGCCTTTGATGGTTTCTACATTATTCCGCGCCACTTGCGCCTCGTAGTTTGCTTTGGAAAGCGCATCGGTTGCCTGCTGAAACGTGCGCCGTGATGTGGACTCTACGCCCGGCGCGTCATCGTGGAACTCGGCGGCTTCCTTCGCCAGCCGGATCACTTCAGCCTGCGCGTCCTCAAGTTTCCGTGTCGCGTCCGCCAGTCCCGGCACCGGCTCCAGCGCCAAAGGCAATGGCTGTTCCAACGCCGTCTTCCAATTCGCCACGTCCTCATGTGCCTGCGCTTTGGCTCCCGGATCCGGCGCCACGTAGCTCTGCGCGGTCGCCGTGGCCGCTTTCAGTTCCCGGTTCGCCGCCTGCCACTGCTCGGCCACCTTGGTCCGTGCCTCGTTGGCGGCGTCCAGCGCCCGCTGCGCCCTGGCCTTGTCGCCTTCGGCCTGGCCTTGCGGCACGCCGGCCTTCTTCAGCTCCACGACGCCGGCCGCCGTGGCCTGCATCCGCTTCGCCTGTTGCGTGGCGAGGTTGGCATTCTCGCGGACTTCACCTGATAGGCTTGAAAGCCAGTCTTGCATCAGGAAGCCGTCACCTTGTGATTCATTGTAGCTTCCGTCAATATGCTGACACAGTTTATCTATGGTCTGCTCGTGCGCCTCGGTGTGCGGCTCCGCCTTGAAGTTCTTGAGTTTGGCCTTGAGCGCCACCGGGCCGAACTCGTCCATCGGCGGCGGCGGCAGCACCCGGAACAGGTAGTTGGTCCGCTCCCGGTCGCTAAGTTCCAGGAACTCGGACGGCGCGAACATGACGGTCGGCGCGACCCAGTCTTCGGGCAACCGAACCGTGGCGCAGGAAGCCTTGACGGTGATATTGCCTTCCTTGTCAGTCTTGGCTATGTATGCGCGACCGATACAGCCATCGTCTGCCGTGGTTGCTTTCACGGACATTGTATCCCCGGACGCCAGCGCTTCGTGCAACTGCTTCCCGTTGACCCCGACGCCCGGCAGCTTGCCGCACAGCGCGACCACCGCGGCATCGAACACGGCGGTCTTGCCGACACGGTTCCTGCCATGGAAATGAGTGACGCCGGTGAGCGGGTAGGAGAATGTGCGGCCTTTAAACGCGACGGCGGAAATGTTGGATAACTTCATTTGGCACCTCCTGTGGCTTTGGCGACGGCGGCTTTCATTTCATAGTAAAATGGCGGTACTCCTTGCTGTCTGTCATCGACATGGTTTACAAACCCAATGCAGGCCGCCAGCAAGTCCGGCGCGGCGGCGCACAGCATGGCGTTCGCTTCGCATTCCATATCCAGTCGGCATGTGTGGTTGCATGAGAAATCCGCAATTATGTGGTACGGGCAGTCAGTGGACACCACTGCGATCTTGGCACCATCCATTTCCCACCTTGGGCCATCCGATCCCATGAACTGGCCGATGCTGGCTACAGCCGTCCATTCACCATCGGTAATATCGTCAATCACTTGGCACCTCCTTCCTTCGGCGAGAACGACAGGTCGTACGGCAGATCATCCGTCACCCCGCTGGCGCTGGTCCCGTAGAGCATGGACGCGTACACGCTGGCCTGCATCTGCGGGTGCATTGACCAGTTCTGGTCCGCCGGGTAGGTCTTCCGGTGCCACTCCTCGGCCTCATGGATCAGCGACAGCGCCGCCTTGAGGCCGATCACGTTCAGGCTCCGGTTCCTGGCGATGTGATGCCGCGCCCGGTTGACCGGATTCTCCTTCTCCTGCGGCGGAGGCTGGTTCTGGCTCGGCGGCAGACCGGCCACCTTGCGCTGGTTGCTGGACATCGGCTCGTCGTGTTGTGGCGGCGCCTGCTGCCGTTGCTGCGGCTGGGCGACGCTGGTGCCCGGCTGCCCGACCACGGTGATCGTCGCGTCGCCACGGCTGCCTTCCACGGACAGCATGACCTCTTTGCCTTTGAGGCCGGTCAACGCCTGGACGCACTGGTCGGATTCGCAGGTATAGCTGTAGTCCACGCCGGCGATCTTCATGCCGACGAACTTGTTCGGGACGCCTTCCTTGGGATATTTGGATTTCAACGGGTCGCTGGTCACGGTGACGCGCACCGGGTTGCCCATTTCCTTGAGGTGAGTATGATACAGGTTCTTTGCCATATTGGATTCCTATTCTATTTCTTAGTCGTTGTCATTTTTTGCTCCGGTGGTTTTGTTCCCGCCACCAGAGGCTTACGTCCGGGAGATTATTACGAACCGGCGGCGGTGTCAACTGATTTTATTAAACCGCCCGGCCTGACCAGTTCCAGCTTCGGATTATTCTGAACCCACTTCTCCACTTCCGCCCGCGACCGCATCCGCTTGTCAAACTGTGCGGCCCAGTAACGCTGCCCTGGTGCCCGCAGGATATATTTAACCACCCATGCATCTCCGAAAGATTCTACGGACACAAAGCGTTTCGCTTTCATTGCAATCCCTCCGGCAGCACATTGCCGCCATCCACAAATAGCGAGAATGCGGCCCGCGGCCTCGGCGCCCGGATCGCTTCCAGCACCGCAGCGTAGGCGCGGCACCGGCCCAGGGTCTCGGCGGCGGTCGCCTTGACCTGAGGATTGTCCGAGGTGCAGAGCGAGGACAGAACCTGCTCCTGCTTGTCCAGCGCCACTTGCACCATCTTGGCGACGTCCTTCGCTCTCATGGATTCGCCTTCACTTCCTTCGCCGGCCCGGTCCACCGCAGCAGGTGGCCTTCGGTCTCCGTGACCAGCCCGGCGTTCTTGAGGATGCCGAGCACCTTGTTAAATCCCTCCAGTGACAGCTTGCCCATCAGCACCGCGTAGAGCGTGCCGCTGGGCACCTCGCCAAGCTCCCGGATGGAGTCGGCGACGGCCATGATGGTCTGGAGTCCGGCCTTGATCTCGTCTTTGGTGGTCAAGCAGCCTCCTTAATGCCGAACGCGGCGGCGATGCGTGACTCTTTCTGTTCATCAGTCTCCACTTTACAACCGCCGACCGGGCAGCACAGCGTCAGCCGAAATGCCTGCTTCGTCCCGCTCTGCGGCATGTCGGTGTTCGGAGTGTTGAAGGCGACCAGCTTGGCTTCCGGCTCGTTGATTCCCAACATGCGAAGGACGGCGACGGTGGCGTGCGGGCCTTCGCCGTGGTAGCCCCACGAGCAGCCGCGCAGGACGATGGTGCCATTGTCGCCACGGATCGCGATTGAGTACCACGGATTCTTCCCGGCGTAGATGCCGCGCACGTAGCGAGGCAGACCGATCTTGGAGAGGTGTTTGATCAGTGAAGGAACCGCGTGGCGGCTCAGGGTGCTGCTGCGGAAGCGATATTTATTTTTCATAGTCGTAGTCATTTACCGTCTTGGCCCCGGCACGTTGCCAGCGCCTTCTTATGTATCCAAGATATCCTATTGCGGCGGGATGTCAATGGATATTTTAAACTATTTTATCACCGATTCCGCTCAATGTTTGCAAGGGTTTCACGCGGCCACCGATAGCCCGAACTGAACTTGAAGGATGTTCAACAGGTCTTTTGTATCAATATGCGGGATCGTGGCGGCCAGGTCACCGGACCAGGCGAATGAGCCGAACATGCGGAGCGCGCCATAGACGACCAACTCCTCGGCAGCCGGGACGCCGTGCAGCCGCATCGCCTCGTAGATCAAAGCGTCGCCGTCGGCCTGATTGTAGAGCACGACCTCCAGCACCCCGTTGACCAGCCGCACGACGCAGGATCGGTAGATACCATCATGAATTACTCCACAGAGCCAGAGCTTGCCATACGGCTTCAAGATATTTCGCACGGCATCCGGGATCGACGGGCCGTCGGTGGCCGCGCCCGGCACCATGACCAGGATCGTGCCGTCAGGCCGCACATAGACCAGCGGCATCCTGGGAGCCAGCAGCCAGTTCTGGCCGTCGTAGCCGTGCGCCTTGTCGGGAGCGAAGAACGGGATCGGTTCGAGGAAGCCGGGACTCATGTCAGTGCGTTCACTATTGCTTTGAATAACACATCCTTCGCACGCTGTTCCGACGGCAGTTGGTCGTAAGGCACGCAACAAGGATGTTGTTTGATTGATGCGTCCTTCACCGGTCCATATTTCCATCCGTCTTTGAACTTATCTGCAAGCCAAGCGTCGTGCTGCGCACTGGCAGGCGCTGTTGGATTTGCCTGCGCGAACTCAACACCGCGCACCGCGCTGTCGCGCTGCCATTGCTCCGCTTCCTGCCATGTTTTCTGCGAGGCATCTCCTATCCAGGTGCAGTAGGCTCTATTGGCTTCGTGGCACACTGTCGCTATTTGAATCGGTGACATAATTTATTTAGAATTTCATCTGCGCGTCCAGTCCGAGCACGAACGCCGGGCCGGGCCGGTCGGAGATGTTGCCAAGACCGCCTTTGATGGACAGCGGCAGCTTGTGGAATAGTGTGAAGGATTTCGAGACGCCAATGAACGACTGGGCGACCGCGTGGCTGTCTTTGAATTGAAAGCCAGGGCCGCTCTCACCGAACAGATAGACCGCGCCAAGCACCGGGACGTGCGCAGTCATGCCAAGGTTCAGCCCGACTGAGGCATCGTAGAACGTGTGATCAAGATAGGCGGCGGCGAACCCGATGCTGACCTGGCCGTTCGTATTCACGCTGACCACCGGGTGAATCAAATCCACCAGGAACCCGGTCTTGTGATTCGAGTAGAGCGCGGCCACGCCGACCCGCTCCGTGCCAGCCATGAAGTACGGGACGGAGTCGGAGACGGCCAGCACCACGTCACCGCCGAGCTTCACCGCGTTGGTCGGGATGATGGATGACAGACCGAGCGTGAGCGCGTTGGTAGCCACCGATGCTGGCTGCGGGTTCTCCGGCGGCAGGGAGTTGACCTGCGCCTGCGACCGGAGGCAGGCGGCGAGCAGCGCGATGGCGAGCAGGCGTCTCACTTGGCGTCAGGAAGATAGAAGCCAGCCGGGTCGCCTCCGACCTCGAACGTGCCAAGTGAGCCGGTGAGCGCGTAGCTGGTGCCGGTGGCCTTGTCTATGCCGCGCATGGTCGTCGGCCCTGGCACCATTGCCAGACCGGCCTTCAGCGCGGCGTCAATGGACTGGAGCACCGGCAGCAGGTTCGCCGTGGCGTCCAGCTTCTGCGCAACCACCTTGGAGTATGCCGCCGTGTAGAGCGCCGAGGCCGCGTTCAGCACCGCCTGGGCCTGTGGTGTCAGCGTCTTGACGCCGGCAATCGCGAGCAACTGGTCAAGCTGTGCAGGCGTCAGCGTCCCATTGATGATCGCGCCATCCAGAACGGTCACAGCGACTTGAACGTATGGCCGGGCTTGCGGCTCAGATGTCAGCGCCAGCGTGACCAGCGGCGGCAATGCGATGTTGATGGTGTTGGTCGTGGTTTCCAGGTCGAACTCGCTGGTCACATTGGTTGTGAGCGTGACGTTGGTGGATAACACGCCGCCGACCTCGTTGGTTGTGGTGACGGATTGAACGGTGGTGACGGACTTGCAGCCGGCCGCGCCTAGCAGCAGCGCGGCGATGCAGGCGATTGATACAATGGTTTTCATGGGTGCGGGATTGGCTTGGATGGGTGGTTGTGGTTGCGTTTGTAGAATAGGATCGGCGGCAGGATGCGCGACGAGTGTGCCGCCTGGGCCGGGAGCCAGCGTCGTGCCGTCTGGAACTCGCATCCATCCTGTCCGCGTGGTTTCTGGAGTCAGCACCGTTCCGGTTGCCACGGCGGCGGGAGGTGGCGTCAGCGGATACTTGGAAGCCAGCGCGTCCAGATAGGTGTCCAGCGTCGGCAGCTTGATGGACAGCAGCATGTCGATCCAGAACACGGTCCAACGGTAGGCCGGTGCGGACAGCGACTTCTGCGTGTAGATGTCATGGTCGCTGCCGGGCCTGCTTATGTCGCCGATAATCCTTGCGGTCAACGCGGCCTGCATCTTGACGCCGAATCCCTTGAAGGACACGCGGGCGATAACCATTATCCCGGACAGCCACATGAACCATTGCGCCACGGACTTCTGCCAGCCGCCATTGTGCTCCATTGATTTTATCAGCGGCGCGAGCGGCCCGGCGGCGTCCGTGACGGCGGCCCCGGTGTCGGTCACGGGCGCGGCGACAATGTTGGTGGCCGGGCTGTTCGTGCCCGGCATCGATGCGTGCTCAGGCACCTGCGACCAGGCGCGGACTGAGAGTGCAATGATGATGACAAGGATTAAAAGGAGGTTGATCGTGAATTTCATAAGATGTCTTTACCGTTCACCGGGACTGTAACCCGGTAGCCGCCTGCGGTTCAAGTATTTTATTGGTGGTGTATCAGTTTGAAATAAAAAGCGTTTCGTCATCGGTGGCATGGTAAACGCTAGTCCACCGTCAAGGCTTTTGAAGCAGATCGTCGCCAAGGATGCTGCTTGACGGGCCAACCAGTTCGGCAATTATTGCTCTGATTTCAGAGTCGCATTTGGCGGGGAATTGCACCACCAGCGGTCTGGCAAAGAACACCCGGAAATTGTGCGACATTTTAAAAGCCAGCCACCGGACTTGGAATGATGTTTTTTTGAAAGTAAGGGTCATATTTTATGAGAAAATGGGTGTTCGTGTAACAAGCACGAACACCCGAATGAACAGAAACATCTGAAACCGCTATGAACGATTGTGTGGCTCACCTGGCTTTTGGCCTTTCTTACCGCCGCGCTTCTTGCGGTGGAAGTTAAATCGGTATTCTTCCCAAAGGATACGCCCGCACCCGAAGAAGCTAAACAAGCAGGCGCAAATCAACAGGTAGTGATCCCAGCCGTCACGAAATGAGAGGATGCCAAAGGAGGGTTTAAACCAAACTGATACATTACCAATATCATTATTCATGGCGCAATTTAACCGCGTTTCAGGTCGGGTGTCAACCACTTTCCAAGCGGACACCGTTCTGTAGCCAAGTGAAGTTTTATCTTTATGCATCCGCACGCCAGGCACCGGCTGCCGTTCCAGTGCCTGCACCGGGCCTTGTCGCCGTCGCCCTGGCACACGGCCAGCCGCTCCCGGAACTGGGCCTCGCTGGCGACCGGCAGCCCGGCGGCCACGAAGCGCGCCACGGCCGCCGTGAAGGACAGCAGCATGGCCGGAACGGTCGGCGGCGCGAACTCGGTCTCGGTGAAGCGCTTCATTGTTTAAATAAGGACATTAACTCGTTAATCCAACCGCTCTGATTCACGTACTGGAGCGGCACGGCCTCATACGCGGTCGGCACTGGAACCGACACCGCACTGTCGGCCGTCACCGGCGCGGCAGGCCCGGTCGTGAAGTCGAACTCCTGCGACGCAGTGAACTGCGTGTAGAGGCCGGTGGTCAGCACCATGGTCTTCTGCGACACCAGATACGCGCCAGTCACGCCGCCGTCCGCCGCCGTGCCGCTCCCGGCGTCCGTGAACCGCAGCTTGTTGCCTCGCGTCGCCGGGCTGAAGTAGTCGCCGAACAGGAACCTTCCATCGGTGCGCAGCGGCGGGTTTTGTGTATTGGTTATCAGTCCGCCCGACTGCGGTGTTGACACTCCATACACCAGACCGGCGACGCCGAATATATAGATGCCTCCATCGCCTCCTGCGGAGAACGGTGCCGGGATGATGCCTGATCCGTTTCGGAATGTCGGGAACACCGGGTTGAAGAACTGCGGCCCGATGGAAGATATGTCGCCGAACTGGTCGAGGAAGTCGGCGGACACAGTTTGCGGTCCGTAACTGATGTAGATGTTCTCAAAGTCCTCCTTGTGCAACTGGCCCTCCAGCACCAGCAGCGCGATGGCCGGGTCGGGCGCGATTGCGTAGTTGGTCGTGAAGTAGCGGAACAGCCACTTCTGGATCGCTTGAGCCAGTGGATGCTCCGGCGTCCATGGCACCAGCGCGAGCAGGTTGGTCACGTCCTGCTGCTGCATCTCATGCGTGTACTCGTCGCTGACCGCCAGCGTGCCGGAGAACGTGCCGTACGGGTCGTGGTAGCCAGACACCGTTATGGTCTCCGGCGTGAACTGCGCGGAGCTGTAGCCGTTGCCGCGGCCGCCGCTCGCGTCCATCGTGGCGACGAAAGATAGGAAACGGCCAAGGATGGTCAGCGCCGCCGAGGCGTCCGTGCCGAAGTTCTCGCCGATGGACACCGTCCCGTTCACGCGGTCCACGGTGATCGTGCAATCATAGCTCCCGTTCACATTGCCGCCTTCCAATGACACGCCGACCACCCCGACGACCGACATCGTCTTGGTCAGGTAGCGGCGCGTGGCCTGCCCTGGGTCGATGGAATGGGTGTTCTCAGGAAACGTGATCAGGCCGACTGTCACCGTGTCCTGGACCGACGGCAGCGGCCCGAAGCACTGGCACCCGGCCACGGCCTGCACGTTGATGTAGTCCGGCAGCAGGTTGTCCGTGCAGCAGCACAGCGAGGCTACCGACGCGCTCACGGAACCGACCTCCCGACCCGGTAGAACATGACGGATGCCGGAGACAGGTTGGTAGCCGTCACCGTGCCGCCGCCGTCAGGCACTTGGAACGAGTAGAACGTGGTCCAATGAACCAGGTCGGTCGAGCTCTGAAAGAACCCGGTGCCCGGCACCGGCGGCCAGTCGGCGGCGACGACGGTTGTATGCGCCTTCTGTTGAACTGGCACGGACTGTGGAGCGGCCTCTGGTTGCGCATGTCCTGTCATGCCCGGCGGCATGGTCGGCAGCGGTGGCCGCGCCGGCGACGAGGTGACAGGAGGCAGAACTGGCGTGACTGGAGCGGTGGCGCAGCCGGTCAGATAAATAGGAATCAATACGACGATGTATGCCAAGATTCGCATAGGTAGAAAGGCTTCCAAAACCCGTCATCATATCCACCGTTGACTGGGTAATGCTTTTCCCAACCAGCGCCAATTATAGTTTCCCCGCCGCCATGATGGAACTCGAACCACAAAGAGCGTCGGTTGTAGTCCCAGTCTGTCTGCAATCGGTCGCCGCGCCACTTCTCAACCAGAACCAGTCCGGCAAAGCAGCAGAACAGAATAACGAGTTTGGCTATGGTGTTCACGTCTTTGGGAACGGCACAGAGCCGAGCAGCACGCATTGCTGCACGGTCGGCGCTCCAGTGGCCGGGTCGTAGGTGCATACGTCGTAGAGCCGCAGCGCAACCGGCCGCTTGACGCCGTTTATGATGGCGTCCGGGTAACTCACATTGATAAGATTGTCACCAGCCTGCTGCACTAGCAGACCCCATGACCCGGCTCCCGGACCGGACGCCAGCGGGTTCGTGTTCATCGCCACGTAGTTGTTCGTTGCGCCGCCGTTGTCCGAGGCCACGGCCACCGGCTTGTAGCCGGCGCCCGCCGCCCCCTTGCCGGCCGGGTAGGCGTCCGCCAGGGCCAGCGACGTGCCGCCGCCGAGCGTGCCGCCGGTCATCGTGGACAGAGGCAGCAGCACCAGCCGCCGCCGCACGACCCGCATCAAGTCCACAATGTCGTTCACCGTCAGCATCCGGTTCGGGCCGATCTTCACCGTAGTCTTGCCGGTGTCCACATCCACGCGCACCTGCTGGATCGTGGCGGCCATGCCGGCAAACTGCGCGCTGTCGTCGATGTTGAGCGCGCACCCGATGCCGACCGGTGCGCCGTCCAGGTCGAGCCAGTCCGCCTCGTCCTGCTTGCACTTCAGCTCGCCGTCCCATTGGAGCACGTTGACCGCGTTGTAGAACTCCTGCGCCAGGTTGGAAGGAACGGCCTCGGAGAACGGCGTGCCGCTGACCTCGGTGAACTTCTTGCGGATGCCGTTCGTGTTCAGGTTGGTCGTCCGTATCTCCACCTGGATGCTGTGGCCCTTCGTGAACTCGCCGTTCGACAGCGTGTAGTCCACGTTGAATATCGCTATCTGCGAATCCCACAGGGCCGGGACGCCGCCCTGGCTCATCCACGGCGTGATGCCGCCCTGCACGATCTCGTAATTGTAAGTGGGAGAGAACGCCACTGGAGCCGCGTTCGGGTCGGCCTGCTGGAACGAGACGCTGTTCACGGTGAGCGCTGCGACAGTCTTATCCGCAAACCAGTTGCACTTGCCTTTGATGTAGGCCAGGTCGGCGGATGAACTTACACCGAAAACCGGCAGCACCTGGCTTGTCAATGTGGCATCGGTGGTATGCACGTTGGCGCCCTGCAACGCCACCGTCATCTCCAGGCCACGGAACGCGCCGATGCCGGTGGTGTCCGGGCTGGGCGGGTAGGTCTGGTAACTGAGCAGGAATGTGCTCTGACCGTTCAGCTCGTTGGTGGTCTCGAAGATGAATTTCACGAACGGCCGCTGGAGGTCGTAGCGCGGCGTCAGCGTGGCGCTGGTGATGGACACTCCGGCCACGTCACCACCATCCAATAGGTCGATGTTAACCTGCGCCATGTCCGTGTGGCGGCAGCAGCGGAACGTCGGGTATGGGTCGGTCGTGTAGTCGAACCATGAAACCAAGTCCGGAGTCCAGCGGAACATTTTACGGATACATTCCGCGACCGAGATTGTGTTCACCTCATCCAGCGGCACGTAGAGGTCGCTTCGTATCCCTGCGCTGCACAGCGCCGTTCCATCGTTCTCTCCTGGCAGGTTGATCACAGTGCGGGTCTCGTCCGGCAGAATCTGCATCGGCGCGCCGGTGGTGATGCTGAGTTTCACCATCTCCTCAATTATTTGTCCGGTGGTCTGCCGCAGGTTCTGCGCATTCCAATTCAGCAGGAAATGGGTGCTGCGGAAGGTCGCGTAGGTGATGGCGCCGCCTGGAGCGATGGCGGTGATGATCTTGAAATCCACCTCGGCGGTCAGATTCTCGAAGTACCACCACGGGCCGCCGAGCTTGTAGGTCATGGACTCGTCGCCTCCCTGAGCTGCCCGCTTCGGCTCAAGCACCAGGCCGCGGAACCGGGACCTGCCGCCGCTGAACACCACGCCGTCGGTGCTGGTGCGGCCGCTCTTGATGACACACTCCTTCAGGAACGCGAACACCAGAGGGTCGTCCACATTGGAGCCGGCGAGCCGGAACGCCACGGTGTCCATCGCCTGCGACACGTACTCGATCCGCATGCCGGTTATGCCCCAGTCGGCCAGCGCCTGCTCCACGTTGGCGCCGGTCGGGTCGTAGGTCAGCGTCCAGAGGTTTGTGCCGATGGTGGGCATGGTGTCAGTTATTCCGCATGTCCTTCATGCGCTCGTTGAACTCGGCTATTTTGCGATTGATATCAATTAGCTCGTCGTGAACGCTGGAGAATCCTGTAAAAATCCCTTTATTCAGGTTGGCGGTTTCCTTACTAATGCTCTCTGCCAACGGCTGCAATTCACCAGGAATCTGGGAGTAGTCGTTGCCAGCACCGCCAGGCGCCCGGTTGCCGTACTGCCGCACGTTCCATTGATCCTGATTGAGCTTCTGACCGGCAGGGTAGGGCATACCGGAAACCGGGTCCACGAGGGACGGGTTGAAGTACGGCTGTGGCGGGTTCATTCCACCGCGATTCTGAGGCGCGGTTCTATCCCATTTCGCCTTGTCAGTTCCCCACATAAGTATCGAACCAGCACCACCTGGCGCGATGTCTTTCGCTGCTTCTTTAGCCGCCACTGAGGCAACCCGCTCCTGAACCATTTTCCTATGCGCGTCTCGCTCCTCAGCGGTAATGTCCGCAGCCTTGCGTCCAGTCAGGTTGGTTAAGTTCGGTATCTCTATCCGCAACGCGGCAATGGAAGTTGTCAGCGCGTCGAACTGTGTCTTGAGTTCCTGCGCGGCCTCCTTTGCCAGAGTATCCGCTTTCTCAGCGTCTTGGGCGGCTTTTAATTCCTTATCCAGTCCGCTCCTGAATGCACCTAGCTCGTCGCTGGCCTTGCTCCTGTTATCCTCCAGACCCGGCACGTCTTGCGCTCCCGGAACGCCGTGCGTTCCCCACAACTTGACATATTGGTGCAGTGACGCGGCCTGCGACGCTTTAGAACCGTAGGTCGCCCCCGTAAACTTGTCGGTGGCGTTGATGCTCGCGGTCGCGTCGGCTATTTGTGCGTCGTAGTCAGCCACCTGCTTCTCCAATGCCTCCTTGTGCTTCAAGTCACGATCGTAGGTGGCGCGCTTCAACGACGCCTTCGCCCCGGCGGCTGTAGCGGTATCTGACGCTTTTTTAATTTGATCGCCAAGATCCATCGCTTGGCCGGTCTGCGCTTCGAGGAGTTCCTTCTTGGAATCAAGTTCGGTTTGCAGGCTCTTGAGTTCGAGCGCCAGCTTCTTTAGCTCGTAGGCTTCATCCTCTTGGAACTTGCGCCGCAGTGCTTCTTGGTGACTTATCAGGTTCTGCGATTCGGCCTCCTGTATCCGCAACAGGTTCATCTGGTGTGAGTGGTCGGCGGTCTTCTCCTCGTAGTCCGCGACTTCCTTAATCATGGCAAGCCGGGCGGCGGCTTTACTGGCCTCGGTTTCGGGACGCGCCAGAATGCGCTGCAAGGAACGGAAGTAGGCGTCGGTGGCCTGCCCAGCTTCGTAGGTATCCTCCTTTATTTTCTCCCACTGCTTTACCAAGTTTCCAATCGGCACGTCCCTGATCTGCGTGGCTAACTCGTTGGCCACCGAAACCATCTTTATCAGGATGCCAACCAGAATCGAAGCACCAGCCACGAATCCTCCCATCGCAACGCCACCAATGCCGCTTAGACCAAACGCCGACCCCAGCCGGTTCACGACCCGCGACAGGCCGCTGACGTGGCCGGTGGCCTTCGCCGCCGCCGCGCCCACCTTCTCCGTGGCCGCCGCCGCCTTGCCGGCGTTCGCCGTGAACGGGTCCAGGAAGTCGGAGTCTTTGGACTGCCACGAGAGCTGATCGACGCGCTTCTGCTGCGCGGCCCGGCCCTCGTACACCATCCTGCGACCTTCGGCCCGCTTCAGCATCGCGTCGTAACGCTTCTGCCCTTCGGCTGCGTCCTGCGCGGTGAACTTGAACGGGTCAGGAGCCTTCTTGTTCTGGAACGCGGTTGTCGCCAGGTCGCTATTGATCCGCTGCTGCTTCGCCGCGACCACGTTGTAGCGTTCGGTGGCCTGGGTCAGCGCGTTGGTCTGCTTCGTCAGTTCAGCCTGGCCACGAGTCGCGTCCTTGAGGCCAGCGGCCTCGGTCACGAACTTCAGCACCATCCGCCATTGTGACTCCTGGTCTGGCATAGCGTTACTGCGGCGGCTCGATCAGGTCGGCCAGCAGCGCCAGTTGCTCGCCGGTCAGCGCGCAGGCGACCTCCTCGCCTTTCACGGTCTTGGACTCGACCAGCTTCAACGGGCCTGCCAGGTGCGTCAGCTCGATCTCAGACGCAGCAGCCTCGTCCATGTCCTTGCGGAACGCCGCGTTGGCCTCCACGTCCTGCGGGTCGATTGTGTAGGCGTCCAGCGCCGGGTTCTTGGCGATGGCCTCCAGGTGCTGCGTGAGTTGCTTGAGTTCATTGGCTATGGGGTCAACCGCCTTGATGGTCACTCCCGGTCCGGCAGGGTCGATCATGGCCTCCAGTTCAGCCTTGCGCCTGCCGAACACCACGGACTGCTTGACGCCGTGCTGCTCGATCAGCGCGTCCCGTGTCTTGGCGAAGTCCTTGAGCAGCCGCTCGCACTGGTCCAGCGTCCGCCCGGCCCGGTACTTGGTTTTGAACTCCTGCACCGGGTCGTTCGCCAGGGCGCGCAGGGCTTCGTTGAATGGCACGAACAGCACCTGCTGGCCGCCTTGCATGAGATACCGCTGCCCGTCGAGCAGCGCCGACATCTTGATCTTGATTGGTTGATTTGTAGTTTTATTATCCATAATAGGCAGTCAGGTTACGGCGACCGCCGCCATGGGTCAAGCCTTACCACTGGATGAATGGATGTCCGGTGAGAGACATCAAAAAATTTATGACAATGATTGCGCCGACCAGGATGAAGAACCCGTTCCAGACGGTCATCACCAGCGCGGACTGGGTGAGCTTCAGAATGAACCATCGACCCACGGCGTAAACGATTCCGATGCAGATGCCCACAATGAGCACCGCGAGCAGCGAATGGATCAGGCCGCTGCCGCTTCCGACTGATATGTCTGCAATTAGTTTCATGGTTTGTCTTTTGGTTGCGCCGTGGTGTCCGGCAGTTGTTGTGGTGGATCTCTCAGCACCGACTTTGAATGAATGTCCGTCTCGGTCTCCGTGACCTTGTGGCTGGCCGCGTCCTTTGCCTTCTGCTCGTGCTCCGCGTAGTCTTTTGATAAGAACTTGTCCAATGTCAACAGCATGGCCGCCGCGATTCCGAACCCGTACTTGAGCCAGTAGAGCGCGTACGGGTTCACATACTTGAAGCTATCCATTTGCGAAAACCATGCCTGCGAAAAAATAAATGCGGCCAGGCACGTCCCGGCGACCATCTTCACGAATGTCGGGTCCAGGCCGAGCACCCGCTTCTGCATGATGGGCAGCACGAACACGGCGGCGACCAGCAGCGCCAGCACGAGCAGGAACGGAGCCAGCGCGAGCCAGGTCGCCGGGAATACGCCTGCCGGCTGCTCGGTGATGGAATTGGTATTCATTTCTCCTTGAAGAAGAATGCTTTGACCGCACCAAATACCAGCGATGCCACAACGCCGGCCCCGGCGGCCCAGCCGCTGATGAACCACATGCGGCGGTTGTCCTTGTCCTCGACGGCGGACAGCCTGGTGACGATGGCGTTCACCCTTGTTTCTGGAGTCCCGTACAAGTCCACCAGCATCTTGCGCTGGTTGCCCATGACGCCGTCCACGCCCTTCATCGGGTCGCCGCGCAGCGCGTCCTCGACCACCTTGAGGCGTCCGTTAATCTCGGCAAGCTGTTCGACGATGTTCTTGTATTGATAGTCTTCCATATTCATTTGCTGATTTGGCCGAACAGCGCGTCCATTTGCTCGGTGGTTGGCGGTTTGATGAACACCGCCACGGCTCCAAGCTCCCGCGCCCGCAGGCTCATTTCTTCACTTGGATAGCCGGTGAGCACGATGAATTTAAGTATGGTGCCAGCCTTGTTGGCGGTCTTAATCAGGTCGAGGCCGTCCGCGTTGTTGAGGCGGATGTCCAGGAAGGTGAGGTCTATCGGCTTCCTGTTGTCAGCGATAAACTGGTAGAAGGAGCCGGCGTCCCGGACGGTCTCCACGTCGCACGGGTAGCCTTTCAACATCTCGGCCAGCACGAACGCCTCGTCCGCGTTGTCCTCGACGATCAGCACGGTCACGCGGCGGCGCATCGCGGCCATGGCGGCGGACAGGTCGGCCACGGCCTTGTCCGACCAGTGCCCGGTTGCTTTAATTCCAAGAGTCATATCGGGTTTCATTTGACTGATATTCCTTTGATGATCAGGCCGCTCGACAGCGTGCCGAACGTCGGCAGGTTGGTGGACCAGGCGCTGCCGGACCAAAATGCTGTGAGGATGGCGGCGGGCGCAATGGTGGCAGGAATCGTGGTGCGAGTGTTGGAAAAGTAATACTGGCACGACTGCGTTCCGTCATTGCGCTGCCTGAGCTGCGCTCCGGCCGGAATCAGCGCTGCGTCATCGTCCCTTGCGGCATAGACGCAGCCGGCGGCATTTGGTTGCAGGCTCCACAACGGGCCTTCGATGTATTGCACCAGGTTGCTTTTGCCCACATTGTCCACTATGGGGATGTATAAAAAATTGTTGTTGGTGTCCACAAGGAAATAATTTCCAGAGGTGATGCCAACGGAACTGGCGATGGACAGCGGGTGTGAGCATCCGGTGAACGTGATGTTGCTTTTAAACCCAGCCGCCTCGGCAAAATAGTAGGAGGACGCCCCAGTGCAGTTGCTCACCTTCACATTCATGGCCGGATAGCCGTCAAAAGAGAACATTTCAAAAGTGTCGTTTCCGGTGATGCCGGTGATGACAATGTTCGAGATATAGGAGGCTGATCCGTCGCTGGGCTGTAGTCCGATGCCGGTGAAGCGGAAGCCGGTCGCGGGACCGAACAGTGTGAGGTTTGAGTAGGTGATGTTTTCGCCGGGCGAGAGCGTGTACTGGCTGGTGTCGGAAATGCCGTAGTTTGTTCCGCCGCAGATCATAACCGGCTGGGGCGGCGTTCCAAGGATGGATCCCACGATTGAAAATGGATTTGAGACAATGTTCGTCCAGAACAAGTTTGAGAACAGGCTTCCTGCGGTGGCGTAGTGCTGATCGAACTCCACCGTCTTGACCAGGTTGGTAAAATTACATCCCTGCACATCCATGGTGAAGGTGAAGTTAATGCCGCTGGCGTTGCCGTCATAAAATGAACTGCCCCATATCTTGATCGCGGTGTTGGTGCCGCCGCTGCCGATCCCGCTCTTGACCATTTCACCGCGCCATCCATGGAAGCTACAGTTCGTTATTATGACGCTGCAAAACTGCGGATTGCCGCTCGCACCGGAATTCACCTGGATGATGGCGTCGTGGTTCGGGTCCCAGCCCTGTCCGTCGATCTGCTGCGGCGGGAAGTAATTGTGCGCTTGCAGCCCGGTGCCGGGCATCACGCCGCCGTCCATGTCCAGATTCGTGAACACTAGCGGCGCGGAAAGATTGGCCATAGTGCCGGACACGTCTGTTATCCAGAACAGCGTTGACCGCATCAGGTCAATCGCCGCGAAACCGCCCGGCATTCCGGCGCATGGATGGTTTACGCCCGCGCCCGCGCTGAACAGGTGCGTGCCGTTCGTGCCCATGAAGGTGAGGCTGCCGCTGGTGACGGTGACGCCGGGCCGGGCTTGAAACTCGCTCGTCATGGCGATGGTGGGATCGAGCAGGTCCGGGTGGCACCAGAAGAAATTGCCGGCCGGAAAATAGACGGTGTTGCCCGGCCCGGTCTCCGCCAGATTGATGGCATTTTGCACCGCCGTCCGGTTTTGCGTTCCGATGCTGCAATGGATGTTGGTCGAGGTGACGCCGCACGGGTAAGCCAGCACGATGTTGGTTACTGCCGATACCGACTGGATCAGGCAGATCAAGTCCTGGCTGGCGACGATCAGGTTGGTGCCGCTGAAAACATTAGTGCCTGCGTCAAAGAGCTGGATGACCTGTCCAGTGTGGAAGGTGTTGGTTCCTGGATTGTTGATGGTGACAGTGGTTGAATTGCTGACCACGCTGGCCGTGTAGTTCGTCACGTAATCCGCGACCGCTCCCTCGTCCGTTACCACGTTCACCGTGTCGGCGCGGGCCGCTGGCGACAGCAGCAGGAACAGCAGCAGGATGGTGAAGGCGGTCTTCATTTCCATCTAATCGCCATGCGCCCGCTCGGCGGCGGCGCGGGCGGCGTGTAGTTGAAAATCCAATTCGTCCCGTACCAAGATGTCATGTTCGTGCTGATGCGGTTCGCGTAGTTCATGTACTGCGCTGCGGTTGGATGCACCCCGTCACTTCCAACACCGCCTTGTCCCCACGCCTGTTGAACCGGGGAAACATAGTTCAAGCTCCAGAACGCCGCCGCCGCCTGCTGCATTTGATCGTTGGCGATCATGGAGGCGCTGGGCGAGGCGTCCTTGTACCACGTCCCTATGACAGCGATGTTCGCGGACGGCAGGTTGCTCTTGATCGTGCCGTAGAGCAGCAGGGCCGCGTTGTAGAGCGTGTTGGTTGATACTCCTTCATCATTTATCGAACCTGTCACCAGAACGAAAAGCGGCGCGATGTTGGCGACATCGTTGGTGGTGCGGCCTTGGTAGGTTGAAGGCGTGCCGTTCGTGGTCACGTAGCCCTGGCCGCCGACGCCTGCCGGAAATACTTTTATATTGGAGCCAAGCTGCTCCAAGTCCATTGCGAACCCGCTCAGGAACTGCGCGCCGTCGTTCGGATAGGACTGCCCTGATTGCGGGTCGTATCCTTTCGCGTAAGAGTCGCCGAACACAACGAGCTTGCGCTGGGCCGGGAAAGTGTTGGTTGCCATCAAAGACGCGCCAGTCGGCAGGTCGATTCCGGCCATCAGGCCGGAGAACCCATCATCCATCGCCAGCCGGATAGTGATAAACCAGTTCGTTACGTAGGGCAGCGTGACGAGGTAAAACGTCGGGCTGCTGCGCGGGTAGAGTCCGTTCGGGTAGCTGCCTTGCACTGAACGCGCACCGAAATAATTAGTCCGGCCATCAGTGGCAGAAACGAGATACGTGCCATAAGCCTGATGCACCGATTCCCAGTCCACGGAGGAAGTATTGGACACCGCGAATGAAACCTGCAAAGGCGAGAAGGTATTCACCGAGTCCAGTTGACCGCCGCCAATCTCATTCAAGCCAACGCAGTTGGTTGTGATCGTTGGAAACCAGTAGATCAAATGCGAGTCCGTGTAAGCGTAGAACGTGTTGAGTGTGGTTGGGTCGCCTGGATTGCCGGGCGTGACGGATGGCGTGTCGGCGAACGCGCTAAAGCAACACAGCAAAAATATGGCGAGAGTGTTTTTCATTGGCCGAAGAAGTTAAAGCCTAGCATGTAAGTGCCGCCGCCGGTGTTCACCCCGCTGGAGTTCCAAGTCAGGTTTCCGTAATATGCACCGGGGCTGGTTCCGAATCCGCCCTGGTTCATAAGGACATATTCCCCGGTTCCGTAACAGCAGCCGTTCATGGTGACTGCCACACCATAAGTATTTCCGGTGGTGATTGCCGCCGTCGTGCTGAAAGGAAAATCGACGCTCGTACCGCTCCATGAATCGCTGCCGGTCACATTATCCGACGTGCCTATCAAGGTGCTAAAATTCGCGCCGCTCAACAGGTAGATTTTCGCGACAAGAGTTTTCGCGCTTATATGCCCGCCGTTGTTGATGGACGTGAGTTTGAACGACATCTTGCAGACCGTTTCATTGGTCTGTGGCGCGTAATACATTCCGACGTAATACGTGCCCGCGCTCAAGCCAATCGACTCAGTAGAATCGCCAAGGCCGCCAGCCGTGAATGAATCGAACTGGTTGCACGGAGGCGGCGGCGCGACTGCCGCCTTGCGGTTCAGCATGGCCGGGTCGTTCACGGTGAACGGCTGCGCGGCGACTGACAACGCCAGCAGCAGAATGATGGATATTATTTTCATGGCAGGTGCGCGACGATGATATTAGTCCAGTTCGGTGATCCGACCAGCGCCCAGAAGCTGACCACCCAGGCGCTGTTCGTGATTGATAGTGTATAGTTGGTTCCAACTACAATCAAGCCGTTCGTGTTCAGCGTCATGCTGCTGGTAGGCCAGGACAAGGTTACATTGGTTCCGGTCGTCTGTCCGCCCCAGGTGGCAACCCCGGCGTTCCCCGCCGGCCCGGTGAAGTTTAGCGCCGTGAAATTGCTGGACGCTATGGAGTAAAGATTGGTTCCAAATGACAGCGTCAGGTTCGTGGTTGAGTTCGTGATTATTACCGGTGTTACGGATAGCAGTCCTTCGGTGTTGGTGGCCTGGATATGGGTAAGGTTCGATCCACTGAACGTCGGGGTGAGTGTCACGTTGAAATCAGCATTGCCAAGAGCGCGAAATGTAGGAGCGGCAGCGCTGCCACTGGTTGGCCCTGCTAGGAACGTATTGGATGTCTGCGTGTTCAACGTGCCGGTTGGCGTCGTGGTTGGGTTGGCCCAGGTGACGATGCTCGGCCCGGACACCGCAGTCACCGTGCCGGAACCGCCCCCGCCGCCGCCAGCGACCGCCGCATTGAGCAGGTTCGAGTTCGCCGCGAAGAAGTTCGTCGGCGCTTTCAACACCCCATTGGTGTCCACCATGACGGCCTCCCGCGCCGGTGCCGCCGCGTTGGTGGGCGGCTGCGCCATTGCGACGGCGGCCAGCAGCAGGCCGGTTCCGATTGAGATTATTGTCTTCAGTTTCATTGTTTGATTGTTAGTTCGGGTTGCCTGCGTCGATGCCGACCTGCTCCGCGCCGAGCGCTCCGGTGCAGATAATGCTGTACCAAAGTTTGGTGGTGAGATTATAAACCTGCAATCCTTTCACCGGATCGACTCGCACTGTGGTGCCTGGAAACTCGACCGCCGTGTCCGTCACCGCCAGCCGCAGGTTGCCCGCGCTGGAGTACACCTTGCCCGCCGTCGTGTTGTAGGTCGGCGGCACGGTGCCCGGCTCCCGCGCCAGGAACGCCGCCGTGCTCTCGAAGTCATCATAATAGGCCGTGGACGCCGCCATGGTGGCCAGCAGCGACACGTTGGCCGGGAACGTGGCCGCGACATAGGTGCTCCCGGTGTCCACATAGGTCCGCCACAGGCGCAGCGTCGTGGCCCCGGCCGGCATCGCGCCGAACGTGACCCGGTTCGCCAGGTTCGCCGTCGGGCTGCCGCCTTCAGCCACGTTGACCTGCGCGCTCACAATGGTCTCGCCGACCGCGTTCACGTAGGACACCCAGTAGGCGTACTTCTCACCGCCCGCCGCGTTGATATTACCTCCGGTATAGGCGACCTGCGTGACTGTTGGTATCAGCGCGTATATCGGAACGAACACGAAGCTGCCCGCCCACGTCCCGTTCCAGAGCGTCGCCGGTATCACGCTCGGCAACGGCGGTATCGCGCTGGTAACAATATCACCAAAGTTCAACGTCCCGGTGCCGCTTGGCACCGATATCGTGAAGCTGGTCGTGGCCGGGTGGCTGCCGAACGTCACCTGATACACGCCTTGCTCCAGCGTGATGCTGAAAGTGCCGTCCACCGGGTTGCTGGCAATGGTGCGCGTCGTGTTGAGCGTCACGACCTGGCCGGCGACCTGGCCGGTGGACGCGGACACGAACTGGATGGTGACGCCCTTGTCGCGTCCTAGACTATCGATGGCCGTTCCGATTATTGTTTGCATGATTTATTCAGTAGATTGCGCAGGAATTGCCGTTGTTGTAAAGCGTGGTGACTTCGCTGGATGACAGCGCCCGGTTATACATCCGAGTCCCAAGCTGCTTGCCGTCGAATGGCGCGGATACCGTCATAACACCAAGACCGAAACCGGCGCCGACAACGAACGGCACGTCGCTCCCGGCGTATGGCCCGGTGAAGCTGGCCGGACTGGCGTCGGCGTTGGCGTTGTCCACCTGGGTTCCATCGAGGTAAATTTTTATACCAGTGTCCGCGCCCACCGTGCCGTCCCAGGTCGCGCAGACAAAATGCAGCCCGCTGGTGAGCACCGAGGATGTGGTTCTGCCGATATAGATGGTGTCATGCACCTGATGAATCCTGAACACCAGGGCGGAAGATGATGTATAGAACTGAAGATAAGCGGCCAGCACCGTGCCTGCCGGGTTGCTGTAGCAGGCCCCGATGTAGTACGTGGCCGAGGAACTGGTCATGTTTATCCACGTCGAATAAGACATGGCGCTCTGCGGCCACTGCTGCGCCGTGTTGTAGCCGTAGGTCGGCGTGGCCGCCACCCAGGTCACGGCGGCGGGGCTTCCACCAAAACTCGGAGAGCCGGACAGCGTCAGGTTGTTTCCAGCCGTCGAATCAGTTCCGTTGGCCGCGAGCGGATAATAAAAAACAAGCCCGTTCGTTATGTCCGTGCAGCCGGAAGCCGGCTGGAACTGGCCGCGCCGGTTCGCCAGCGATGGCGAGTTCTCCTGCGCGAACGCCTTCGGCAGCCACAGGCCGGCCCCGGCCGCTGCTGTGCGCTTTATAAATTGGCGTCTCCTCATAACGTGGTCGGCTCATTGGTGGACTCGCTGTACTGCAAAATTACGCCGAGAACCTGAAATGAGGTGTTGGTCACGGTGAAACTGCCGTTGCCGCCGAGCGTCTTGATCTGGCAGTCAATCATATCCCCGGCGACGGGAGAACCGCCAACCGTAACCGCCGCGCTGGTGGCCATCGCAAGCTGGCTGGTGTTTGTATAAAGCCCGCTCGTTGTCTGGATCGCCGTGCCGAGTGCGTTCGCCAGCGACCCGGCCTGGGACACGTCCTGCGCGGCCACGCTCCACACGTAGTTGGTGGCGGTGCCCGCGTTCGTGCCGGTGTCCGTGACCATGACGCGGAAAGCGATAGTGCCTTGGTTCCAGGCGGGCGGTGCGAACCATGCGAAGTGGACGCCGTTGGTCTTGGTGACTGACATCGTCCAGGCGTCCCGGTTGATGTTGGTGTTTGCCGAGTTGGTCGCTGCCGTCGGCAGGGTCTGGACGACGCTGTTGGTCGGCAGCGGGTTCATGGCTCCAGCACCGATGAACAGCGTCCGCAAAACCCCTGTGCGCGTGTAGCGGTTGGTTGATAGCGTTCCGGTGGCTATGTTTGCAGCGTTAAGATTCGTCAAGCCCGATCCATTGCCGGCAAACGAAGTTGCAACGGCAAGCTGCTGGACATAGCTGATTTGAGCGCCAGTATAAGTTGCGGTGTCGCCCGCTCCCGCCGACAGGTTCGTAAGCGCAAACGTCCCGCCGTTGCTGATGACTCCTGAAATCATGTTCGAGTAGGTCATGGCAATCGTCACCCCGACTGCGGAGGATGCGCCTACGGTGTTCGTGATCGATCCGGGTATTTGCAGTGCGATTGAGGCGTTGCCATTCACCGCAGCCACGGTGTATGCCACGTTCGCGGAGACCGTGATCGCGTAGCCATAATTGTTCGTGTAAAGCAGCCCGCTGATAAGGTTGGTCTGGATTATCGTCGCGCCATTTGTAGAAAGTCCGGTCAGGTTGGTCGCGCTGAAGGTCGGGGCGAGCGTGGGATTGAAGTCGTTGTTGTTCAAAGCCCTGAATGTCGGAGCCGCAGCGCCTCCTGATGTTGGCCCGGCCAGGAACGTGTTGCTCGTCTGATTGATAATCGTGGCAGCAACCGTGCCGCTGGACGTGACCGCCGTGCTTGGCGTCGCGCTGTCCACCACCCCGTCACCGGTAAAGGTGACGCTGGTCACTGTGCCGCTGGTGAACGTCGCCCATGTCTGGTTGCCGATCAGCATGGTTGAACTGGTCGCGCTGCCGCTGCCGAGCCGCGCCGTGGCCACGGTGCCCGACAGGTTCGCCGCCGGCACGGTTAAACTCTGGATATCATCGTTGTCGAGCGCCCTGAACGTCGGGTTGGCCGCCGTTGTGTTGTCCGGACCGGCGAGAAAGGTGTTGGATGTCACATTGCCGAACCTTGCCAGCGGCAGGGTGCCACTGGTTATCTGCGAGGCGTTGAGCGCGGTCAACGATGAACCGATGAAGGCGGGTGTCAGGTTCACGTCGGCTACGAATTTCACGCTGCCGAGTTTGGAAGAATCGTAGATCGCGTAGTTCCCGTTGGTTCCCGCCGGCAGGTTGGTCAGCACCCCGGCGTTCCCAAACGCGACCAGTGTGTTTGTGGCCGGGCCGAGGTCGATCACCGAATTTGTGAACGTGCCGGCCATGGCGGTCAGCGTGCTGTGCGCCGTGTTGCCGGTATTGGTGAAGCCTCTCGCGTCATTTGTATTGACGAAAGCATTCGTTCCGCTCGATGGAAAGAGTGCGTTCAACTGCGTTTGGATCGCACTAGTCACGTTGTGAACATAGCCAAGTTCTGTGGCTGTGGTGGTGCTGCTGACGATGCCTTTGTTCGCGTCCGAGGCCAGGGCCGTTGAAGCCGTGAGGCTCGCGTTCGTCATCTCGTTGGTGGCCGTGAAGTTGTTCACGGACAAAGTCTGCAACGCCGCCGGGCCGCTGTTGGTGAATCCCCTGGCGTCATTGGTGTTCACGAACGCGTTGGTGCCGGCCGCCGGGAACAGAGCGTTGAGCTGGGTCTGGATCGCGCTGGTCACGTTGTGGACGTAGCCAAGCTCGGTGGCTGTCGTGGAGCTGGACACGATCCCTTTGTTGGCATCGGACGCCAGCGCGGTCGAGGCCGTCAGGCTGGAGTTCGTTATCTCGTTGGTCGCGGTCAGGTTGTTCACCGAGATCGTCTGGAGCGCGACCGGCCCGGTGTTCGTGAACCCGCGAGGGTCATTGGTCAGCACGTTTGCCGTGTTGGTGAACAGCGGGAATGCGGTCAGGTTGGCCGCGCTGAACACCGGCGCGAGGCTGGACGGAAAGTCTGCGTTGGTCAGGAATCTAAAACCAGGTTGCGCCAAGCTCCCGCTCGCTGGCCCGGCCCAGATGGTATTCGCCGTCTCCACGGTCAGTCCAAGCGTCAGGACGCCAGTTGTCGTCACCGGGCCGCCGCTCGTGCTGAAGCCGGCCGGCACGGCGAGATCCACGCTGGTCACGCTGCCGCTGCCGCCCGCCGGGAAGTTGGTTGCCGCGAGTCCGCCGGTGTTTGTCTGTGTGGCGTCGTAAACGTAGGTCTGGCCTGCGGACAGCACCGGCCCGTTGGTCAGCACGTTGCCGGCCGCCGTGTGGACGACGACCAGCGCGCCGGAGTTCGTGGTCGGCCCCGGCCCGGTGCCGTTGAGCCACGAAGCGGTCACGTTGGTCAGGCTGCCGCCATCCACCGCGCCGATGTGCGAGACAACCGTGGCTCCCTGAGTGCCGGTAACGTCACCAACCAAGGAGCCGGTGAAGCTCACGGATGTAGTGGCAGCCGGAACTGTGCCTGTGACGTTCGCCCCGGTCAGCGCGGTGAGCAATGCGCCGCTGATGGCCGGTATGGATGACAGGACGGTTGCCGACTGGGTTCCGGTCACGTTGCCGGATAGCGATCCGCTGAAGCTCGTGGCACTGGTGGCCAGCGGCACAGTTCCGGTCACATTGGCGCCGGTTAAGCTGGTCAGGTTCGCACCATTGAAGATGGGAGCGAGTCCGGGGTTGAAGTCCGCGTTGGTCAGGAACCGGAAGCCAGGGCTGGCCGCGCTGCCGCTGATCGGTCCGGCGAAGAATGTATTGCTCGACTGGGTGTTCCAAGTTCCTGACGGATTGCTGGTCGGGTTCGACCAGGTGATTCCGGTCGGCCCGGTGATGTTGGTCACAGACCCGGAACCGCCGCCTCCGATCACCGATGCGACACCGCTGCCGTTCACCGTGATTGTGGTGCCATCCACCTTTATGCCGCCGAGAACGGTTGTGCTGGCCGTCGGCAGCGTGTAACCGCCGGCCGCGACCGACTGGTTTAGCAGGTTCGAGTTGGCCTTGAAGAAATTGGTTGGAGCGAGCAGCAGCCCGTTCGTGTCCACGGTGAGCGCGCTGTTGCCGGGCCGCACGTTGTTCGTCGGCTGCGCGTGCAGCGACAACTCGCAACCGGCCATGGCCAGCAGAACCATGACGAGCAGTATGATGGCGCTGTTTCTTATCATGCGTGCCCAGAGGATATGCCAATCTGCGCCGGACTGCCGGTGCAGATCAGCGTGTGCCACAGCCCGTCATCAAAGTCGTATATTTCCAATCCGACACCATAGGTGAACCGCAGGTTGCTCCCGGACAGCACCCCGTTGTTCCACAGCGAGGCCGGCGCGGTGCCCGGCGGCAGCGACACCGGGTTCACAACGATGTCCCCGAAGTTGAGCGTGGCCGACCCGGTTGGCACCGCAATGGTGAACTGGGTCGGCTCCGGCGCGCTGGCGAACGTCACGATGTAGTAGCCGGGTTCAAGCTGGATCGAGAACGTGCCGTCGCTGGGCTTGCTGTTGATCTTCTTGGTGGTGTGAACCGTGACCTGCGCGCCAGAGACGAGGCCGGTCGAGGCTGACACGAAGGATATTGCCATCCCTTTCGGGTTCTGCTGCGTGTCCACGCTGGTTCCAATAATGGTGTTCATGGCCCGATTGCTCCATGCGTGATCAGGTCGTCGATCAGCGCCTTGACCGCCTGCGCCAGCGCCGCCGTGGTCACGCTGCCTGTTGCGAAGCTGGTGCGCGTCGCCGTGCCTGTGGCCGCCGTCCAGCCGGTGCGCCGTCCGCCGAGCACCTGCGTCCCGGCTACCTGGAACCCGTAGGTGTTAGAGCCGACGTTGATGTTGCCGTTTCCGACGGTCATATCCACCTGGGTGAAGCCGCCGTTTGACTGAAAGATGACGGCTTGGTTTCCGCCGTTATTGACATCTATTGCAAGCGTGGTGGTGGAAACCCCGGAGACCGTCCAACCGCTCCCGAATCCTAGCGGTGTGGAAATAGATGCCAGCGTCAGCAGCCCGGTCATGGTGCCGCCGGACAACGGAACCGCGCTCCCGGCCCCGCCCGCCTCAACCCATGCGGACCCGTTGTAGAAGTCCAGCAGGCCAGTCGTCGTATTGTAGCAGACCCAGCCCGCCGCCGGTGACAGTGCGTTCCGTTGCGTCGTGGTCAGCGGGTTGAGCGCGAATGGAGCGTATGTTGTTCCGGTGAACACTATCTGGCCGGTCATCGTGCCGCCCGCCAGTGGCAGCGCGCTGCCGGTCGCGCCGACCTCGATCCACGCCGATCCATTGTAGAAGTCCAGCAGGTGAGTTGATACGTTGTATGCCACCTGTCCCTCGGCTGGTGTAAGCGCATTTCTCTGCGTGGTCGTCAAAGGATTGAGAGCAAGCGGCGCGTAGCCGGTCCCGGTGAACGCGGCCTGGCCGGTCATCGTGCCGCCGGACAGAGCGAGGAAGTTGGACGACGTGGTCAGCGCGACCCAGGCCGAACCGCTGTAGAAATACGGGACGTTGTGCGTGCCGTTGAACAGGATGGCCCCGGTCAGCGGCGTGATCGCGTTCATCTGCGAGTCCGACATCTGGTTCAGCACCAGGCCGGCCCCGGCCACCGTGGCGAAGTGAATGTCGCCTATCATCGTGCCGCCGGAGATCAGCAGTGCGTACGCGTTGGACAGCGGGCTGATCCACGCCAGCCCGTTCCAGAGGAATGGCAGGCCGGCGGTCGTGTCAAACACCTGCATCCCGGTCGTCGGCGTGATGCCGAGGCGCTGCGGCGTGGTCACGTTCGGGAACGCGAAAGACGCGGAGCCGCTGGACGCGAAGGTCAACGCGCCAACGATGTTCCCGCCGGACAGCGGCAGGTAGGTCGAAGCGATGTAGTCCGCCCTCGTAGCCTGCGCGCCGCTTGGCGTCCCGGACACCAGGTTCAGCGCGCCGGTGAGCGTGCCGCCGGCCAGCGGCAGGTAGCTGCCGGAACCGCTGATCAGGTCAACCCACGCCGAACCGCTGTAAAACATGGGCACGCTCGTCACGGTGTCGAACGCAATCATGCCCTGCGAAGGTGTCGGCGCGGCCCCGCCGCCGGCATACAGCGCCAGCTTGATCGGCCCTGTCATCGTACCGCCCGCGAGTTGAAGCCGCGCCGCCAAGTCGGTTGTCAGGTTTGTCACCGCGCTCTCCGGCAACGCCGGGATGTCGGCGGCGACCAGCGCCCGCCACGTCGGCGTCGCGCTGCTCCCGGTGGTCGGCCCGGCGAACACCGTGTTGGCCGACTGCTGCGCCAAGGTGGCCGTCAGGGTGCCCGCGCTCGTCACCGGGCTGCCGGACACCGTGAACAAGGCGGCAGGCACGGCCAGGGCCACGCTGGTGACGGAGCCGCTGCCAGTCGCCGCCGCCGCGTAGGCCGCCAGCTTGCCGAACGCCTGAATCACGGTGTCCGCCGCCGTGACCGCGCTGTAGGTGCCAGTCAGTCCGGTCAACACCTGGGCCAGCACCCCGGCGTTGGTCATGTAAAAGTTGGTGCTGCCTTGTGTCACGCCGTCCGTGGTGAAGGTAACGACGCCGGTCGCCCCGTTGACGGACATGACCGGCTGCGCCCAGGCGGACGCCATGCGAAACATCGGGCTGCCAACGGTCGTGTCATAGACCGCCATGCCTGCCGCCGGTGTGAGCGCGTTCCTCTGCGTGGTGGTCAGGCTGTTGAGTTGCAGGCCGGGATTCGTGGTGCCGCTGAACTGGAGCAGGCCGGACATCGTGTCGCCGGTCTTGCTGACCTTCGTCGAGCTGACCGTGTAGCGGGCGTCGCTTTGTGCCGCAGTCAGGTAGAGCGGCGTGGACACCAGCGACGGCGGTGCCGTGTTAAACCCGGAATCCACCACGTTAATCTGTCCGGTTGCCAGCGTGGCCTCCAGAGCCGGGACGGAAGTGATTGTGATTAACGCCGTGCTGTCAGCCGTGCTGCCCTCATTGGACCCGACGCTGACGTAGCTGATGTTATTCGCATCCACCACAGTCAAAACTGCTCCTGTTACATTGTAACCGGAACCGCCAGCACCTGAAATATCAGCAACCGACCCGTTCAGGATGCTATGACCCATCACGGTCAGCGTGGCGACGTTGCTGGTGCGCTGCCGGAACGAATCGGTAAATTCAGTCGGTGCAAACGATCCGGTCGTGAGTATCGCACTGATCACCAGCCAGAACGCCTGTGAATCCGCCCCGGACAGGTCAAGTTGTGTGACCGCATTCGGGAACTGAATAAGCGCATTCCACTGAACCGGGTCGCCGGTCAGCCACTGGTCAAGCGTCATTGACTGGTTCAGGCTGCCGCTGGCAACCGTGGCGTCCAGCACCGCCAGTCCGTCAATCCCGTCCAGTGGCTTCACCTGGAGCCGGACCTGGTCCACGTTGTTCAGGTTGAGCGGATTTCCGTTGGCGTCGAAGAATCCAAGTTCAAACTGGAGGTCGTTGCCGTTGTAGAACGCCGGCGCGGCACCGGAGAACACGTCGAGCACCGGCGACCTGTCCGTCTGGACTATGGCGAGCCTTATTCTATCGACTGAAAGCGTTAATGGCATATCAGGTTCCCGCCTTGTTGGTTGTGAACACGCCGCCGGTGATCCGGTAGCTGTGCCGCGTGGTGGCCCCGGAGATCGTGCTCTGAATGGACTGCACCACGGCGTTCGCCAGGTATTTCGAGGCCACGGCCACGCCGTTCCCGCTCTGGAACGTGACCAGGAACCGCTGGCCGTCCGGGAACATGGTTTCGTGCATCATTAGAAACGCCTCGGCGGTCGGCGGGTCCGCAAACAGCCGCGTCGTGTTGAACGTGACCTCGGTGGAGCGGTTGCGCCGGTCCGAGAACACCGGCTGCCTGGCCCGGACCACGTTGTCCCGCTGGATTGACCGGCTGGCCGAGATGGACAGGTTGGTGTACGGCACGATTCCAGGGCTGTCCACCAGCGTGAAGCTCGTCGCCGCCGAGGTGCCGGTCGCCGACCATGTCATTATTATTTTCACGACGGCATCCTCCACGATTCATCACGCAGCACGGTTGCCGCCGACCGCTCCAGCACACCGCGCAGCACCCTGGCCTCGATGGTTCCCCAGCACAGGTCGCACACGTTGACAACCACCCCGCCGCCGAGGTGAATCGGGTGGCTGGCGTGCGCCCGCTCCGCCGTGACGTGGAAGCAGTAGAAGTTCTCCGGCTTCGGCGGCGCTGGTTTCGCTGTCGGTTCCATGTGTCCATGCGGCTGCAAAGTTACGTTATCGCCAGTGTGAACAGCGCGTTCGGCGTGCCGCCCGTCCATGTCCGCTTGCTGGTGAACTCCAGCGGGCCGAGCCGGTGCTTGCCGGTCGAGTACATGGTCTGGCCCTGCTTCGGTCCGGCGTTGATTATGGTCGCGGTCAGCGTCAGCCCGTTGTTGCCGGTGCCGGCCACCACGAAGTTGGTGTTGGACTTTGACAGGGACTGGCCTGGAAACACGAATGTGGAGTCCTGTGCGGCGAGCAGCGTCCGGTACTGGGCCTCGGTCAGGCTGGACGGCGTGAACCGGCAGGTCGCGATCAGTGACTTGAGAATAATCTCGGCCAGACCGAAGTCGTCCGCGTAGATGTTCTCCGTCTCGATTCCCAGGTCCATTTCAAACCCGTTCATGCTGCCCATCGCGTTGTAGGGCGAGGAGCCGTACGCGGCCTGGTAGATGTCCGTGACGATCTTGGTCTCGTCGAACGTGGCGTCCGCGAACGCGTTATCAACCAGCACGCTCCACGCCGTGGCCACGTTCTGCTGGACGGTCGGCACGCCGAGGCAGGTGAACGCCATGTCGCCGAACAGCGTGTCCTGGCTGTGCAGCCGGAGCGGCGGCGTCTTGCTGACCGCCGACTTCGGGAACGTGATCGTCTGGCCGGTGTTCGAGCCGCCGCCGAACTTGGTCTGGATGACCAGCGGCAGCGGGCTTGCGCCGAACAGCGACGAGCCGACGTTGCCGACCCCGTACGGGAAATACTTGGTCAGCGAGTTTATCATGCCGACCGGAGTGAAGGTCACGTCGGTCTGCTGGCTTTTCATGCGCTCGTCGATCCGGCCGTCGGTGTCGGACTCCACGTTGAAGGTCTCGCGCTTGAAGTCCATGGTGATGCCGGACTTCGTGTAGTAGCTGTAGCCGTTCCAGATCAGGATGGCCGGCCCGGTTACGATTACTGGTAGTACTGGGTTCATAGTTTGCTTTCGATTGGTTGATTGTTCATGTCCCGATTGTGAATGGCAGCGACGCCAGGTAGCCGGCGAGCCACGCCCTTGCGGTGAGCGTCAGCCCGGTGGCAGGTGTGAACGGCGCCGTGTAGAGCGTGGCCGCAGCGTTGCGCGGGCTGGCCTGGCTGCCGTCCGTCGTGTAGAAGATCGCGGCTCCCGGTGTCGCGCAGGTCAGCGTGTGGACGCCGCCGGTCACGGAGTCGGCCACGGTGGCCGTGTTCGGCGTCACGGTTCTTATCCCGCCCATTGTTTCAAAGTAGCAGTTGTAAGAAAGGTAGTCCGGGTCCGGCACCAGACGGATCGTCGGCTGCTTCGGCAACAGCGGCCCGTTGCTGTCCAGCGGGAAGAAATGCTGAAGCGCGGCGCACACGTTCTCAGCGCAGGAAAGCGCGTCTATCTGTGTGCCTCCCGCGATCCGGTTGGTCTGCACGTTCTCGATTATTGTAACCGTGACCGGGATATGGTCAAAGAACGGGCCGGGCACGTTCGGCCATGTGGCATTGGCTGTCGGCGTGGTAACAATGGCGACGAGTCCAACAGCACCCTTCTGCTGCCACGGGCCGAGGCCGATGGCAATCTGGCTGTCAATATCCATCAACGCCTCGGTCAGCACCGGAATGAGTGCGAAGTTCGGGTCGGCGACCAGTTGGTCGGCGACCTGCTGCTGGATGCCTTTCAGGATGCTCATGTCTTGACGCCTCCTTGCAGCCCGGACAGGTACTGCCGCACGGCACCCATTGCGCGGCCAGCCACGGCAGCCGGGTCGGGCGCTATGCTGCCGTCGCCGGTCTGGTTCACCGCCTTGACCAGCCAGAAGAAGATTGTCGGAGCTGTCTTGATGGTCGCGCCACCGAGGCTGCGCTGGACGGTCATGCCTTTCAGCGCGCCCTTGCGCACCTTGCCGTCCTTGATCTTGACCTCCTGCTGTTGTGCCTCGGCCAGCGCGTAGGCTTCAACCGCGCCGTCCTTGCGCCGGAACAGGAGCCGCAGGTTGCTGAACTCGCCGGCCCGGTGCCCGTACGCCTCGGCGATGGCCGGAATCGTCAGGTACTTCTTGCCGGGTCCCGGCAGGATCGGCCCGCCTTGAATGGCCTGGCGCAGTCCCAGCGGCTCGCTCACATCCACAACCACGTCGGCACCCTGCTCCATCCAGAGCGCGGACTCCGCAGCCTGTGCGAAGAAGTGCTGCCGCTTTCCGCCGAGCTTGTTCGGCCTCTCTGCATCCAACCTGGTGAAGTGCGCCTTGACCTCCTCGACGGCGGCCAGCCCGGCGGCCTCGCGGATCTGCGGAGCCTCAACCTCGGCGGCGAGCCGTTGCAGGTCGTTGCTAATGCCGTCAGTTATATTTAAATCGATGGTATTCATCAGCAGGTAATGAATACTCCTTTCGTCAGGAACCCGTGCCAGCCGCACTCGCCCACAATCAGGATGCTCGGCGTCAGCGTCGGCAGTTCCATGTTGCCGTCCCAGTGCCAGGCCCGGTCGCCGGTAACGTGGACGCTGCGAACCGCCTTGCAGCCGCACGGGCACACGAACAGGATGCCGGACACCTTGTCTGGTTTGGTCGCGTGCTCCATGGCCCACTGCGCGGAGCCGGGAACCAGCGACGTGTTGCGGCCCTTGTCGTCCATGGTCTCGAATATCTCGTCGGTGAATTTGATTGGCACCGGGTTCATGCGGCCTCCTTTGGCGGCCACTCGCCTGATAGCACCTTTGGGTAGAGAATATTGTATTTAGTTCCAAGCTCCTCAGCCCATTTGCCTATCAGTTGAGTTTTGCCTTGGAATGTAATCATGCGGTTCACAACGCGAATCGGTTTCGTGAGTGCTTTTTCGACAGGCCAGTTCCAAATATCTATCCTGTCACGGATTATGCCTTCGCCTATGCCGGTTCGTTCGGCCCATTGCGCCAAGTTTAGCGTTTCACCGTTCCATGTGATGTGACGGTTATCGCGCCTGTTGTTGCACTGTTCCTTTTGAGTGGACCATTTGCAATTATCTGGTTCGTAATTGCCGTTTACTTCCTTCCTGTCCAGCGTTGTTCCTTCGGGGCGAGGCCCCATGTCCGAAAGGAAGTTCTCAAAAGACTCTTTCCACCGGTCACAGATTGTAATGCCGCGTGCGCCGTAGTATTTATAACTTTCCTTATTGGGGTCTGTGACTCGGCGTTTCATTTCCTGCCATGATAAGTAAGTGCTTGTTTTCCCCATGCCGTGAGTGCGCTGGCAGTTCCTTTTCCAGCATCCGCATGAAGTAGTTTTACCTGACACGATTCGGCAACCAGCCGTGACTGTTGTATTGCCACATTCGCAAAGGCAGCGCCAGTGAGCACCTTTGCGCGGGTCGTCCACCTGTTCAATAATAGTGAGTTTACCAAATACTTGTCCAGCCAGGTTTATCGGTTTACGACCGGTCTTGACCTTTGCTGCCTTTTCATTATTAAATAACTCAGCTTGCATCATAACTATCCTTATGTTGTGGGTTAGCTCAGGCCAGCCGTTAACAGCGGTTGGCCTTTGCGTTATTGTAGCGACTGACACTAAAATTAAAAGCAGCAAGTTCATTTTATGCCGCCTCCTTCAATAGAAATTCATCCGCTCTTATAATGCGGTATCTTATACAGGTGTCCCTATCTACCTGACGAGTGCCCATGCCACTGTTAAAATCCCAGGGTCCAAAATTATTTCCAAACCTGTTTATCTCAGTCCAGATGCTAGAGTCTTTACGGGCTATCATTCTGCCTTCTGGGTAGCTGCTTGGACCGGGATAGAATTGTCCCCCATGTTCCTGCCAAACCTCACTCCAGGGTCTCGGCTCGCGCCGGTTCTCTATGCGAGTAAATTCCCAAGCTGGATACATTGACTTGGCAAGCCTTGTTGTATCTTGGTCATATTGTTTCTCGGCTCTTCGCATCCTTGTTTGGACAGAAAGGATTAGGTCTAGCCGCGTATCCGTGCTCAGGTCGCTGGCGCTGCCGGGCGCCTGCGGCTTGTAGTGATGATCCTTGAGCCACTGCTTGAGCTTGAGGCGCGCAGTCGCTTTATTGATCTGGCCGGCGCCTTTGGTGGTCATCAGGTGGATGGTGTCGTCCACCATGTCATCAAACTCTGGCCCCGGCGAGAACACGCCGCCCGCGCCGACGCAGCACAGCGGCTCGTAGCGGCTGGGACGGTCGGCGGGCGGACACGCGGACAGGAAAGTGTTCAGCGACTTGCTGCTGCGGCCTGCCGTAACAGCCTCCAGATCCGCCGCCGCCGCGCACACGGCCAGGTCCATGAACTCCTTGTGGGGTATGGTCAGGATGTTCATGGTATCTTCGAGCTGTCAAGTTTGGCGCTCGCCTCGCCGCTGGCACAGGACTCGCCGGTGTCATTGGTCGCCGTGACCCGGTAATAATAAATCGTCAGGTTGGTCAGCCCGGTGTTGTCCTGGAAATTTGTCTCGCCCACGTCCGCCTGCAACAGGGTCTCCGCGCCGCTCGTCGTGGCACGGTAGATTGAATACGACTCCGCCCATGGCACCGGCAGCCACGACAGCAGGATGCTTGTTCCCTTGTTCCACGCCTGCAACCCGTTCGGCTGCGCGAGCACGCCGCCGTCCACCCGCACGTTGTCCCGCGGCGCATTTGGGTTCGCATAGACCTGCGTCGGCGACCGTTGCAACTGCTGCTCCGGCAGCGGCACCGGCTGCATCCGGCCCATGATTTTCGGCTGGCTGTTCCACATGACGCCGGTCGATTGGACGCCAGACGGCGACTCGATTGCCCCGTAGGTCTTGCGGCAGATCGTTTCGTAGATGCGATCCGCTTCCTCGGCGGCCTTCTGCCGCTCCGGCGTCTTGGCGAAGCTGAACTTCGGGAAGTCCCGCAGCCAGTTCCAGACCGCCAGCGCGATGATATGCCGCCGCAACTGGTCGGGCACTGTGCCGTCCGTGTTGACCTCGTTGCCTGCCGCCGCCATCGCGCCAACCCATTCCCGCACCACGACGCCAATGGACGCCGTCAGTCCGGTGCTGGCACCAGCCACTGCGTTCAGCGCGGCCAGTTCGGCAGGCGCAAACTTGTAGTCGGCGGTGGTTAGCGGGCGCCAGGCCATTAGACTATCTCCTCCAGTTCGGTAGCTGTGACCGGCGCCTTGAACCGCTTGCCGGTCTGGCGGCAGTCCCGGTTGTTGCACCAGACAGTCGCCGGCTGCGTGGTTGAATTCCGGTTGTGGCCCATCTCCTCGCCGCACACGCCGCAGGTCACGTCCAGATGCAGGATCGTCGCCGGGTTCTCCGTGGCGACCACCTTGCTGTCGCACGGAAACATGTCCTTGATATTCTGGTGGAAGAACTGGCCCTTGCTGTCCGCGGTCAGGAACTGGCCGAACACGTCGGCGCCGACTCCTTTGAACACGAACAGGCCGCCGTTGTGGAACTGCACATGCAGCTCGGCGGCGGCCTCGTCGTGCCCGATGGCCTTTATGTTGCTGGACTGGACTGGAACCATGTCAACCATTGTGTTCGCCTTTCCTGAAGCCCGGCGGCACGAACTGCCGCCGGGCGCTGTTGACCGAGTGACCGCCGCAGCGGTGCGTTTAATGCCTAGAACCCGCCGTTCAGGATGACCGGCTTCACCTTCTTGTAGATGAAGAACAGTCCGTTGCCGTTCGACCCGACCGGGTTGGTCAGCATCTGGCCGGCGGCGAAGTTGTTCGTCAGCTTGTAGATGCCAATCCACCCCGCCTGGCCGGCGACCGTCGTGCTCGCGATGTTGGTCTGCCAGTTGAACCAGTTGGTGTCCGCCGGCACCTGGATCGAGAACGACGCGGTGCCGTACCCTTGGTACGCCCAGTCATTCTGATTGGTCGTCGCGCCGAGGAATTGCGGGCCAGATCCGCGGCCCGGACTGGCGGCCGCAGTCGTCAACTGCACGTAGATCACCGCCGCCGTGCTGTTGCTCAGGAACCCGGAGCACATGAAGATGTAACTCTCCATGCCATCCACGTTGACGCCCGCACCGGTCTGGTAGTGGGTCGTCCCGTTGGTCGGGTAGCCGACAATGTTGGTGTCGCCCGGCGCCAGGTTGTTCGTGGTCTGCATCGCCACTGTGGCTCCGTCCGCCGCCGCCCGTGGCGCGAACCCGGCTGCCGCCAGCGCTATTGCGCCGACAGTGATCAGCGTCTTCACGCTGCCTTCGATTTTCTTGAAGATGTTCATTTTATTATTTCTTTCTTTGGTTGTGATTGGTTTAAGGAGTCCCGGCCACCCGGCCAGGACTTCTCAAGTTGGTTAGGCGCTCGTGATGCGGAGTCCAGCGCGCTTGTCGCCGACCGCCGTGCCGAGCATGACTTCGGGCCGCCATTCGGCCCAGCCGCCTTGCAGGCTCACGTACTGGACCAGCATGACGCTGATCTTGGTGTCCGGGTCGGTGATCGTGGTAACGGAACCAGGTATCATCGCATTGACTGCGCTTGTGAAGTCCTGCGGGAGGCGGGACTTCAACATGCACGCCGACTTCTGGTAGGCGAACCCGACCAGGTTGTTCGTGACCGGCAGGTAGGGCGACTTGAACGGCGCGAAACCGGACAGCTTCGGCAGCTTGGCCTCGGTCGTGAAGTCGCTGACACCGGTCAGGCTCTTGGCGGACGCCTGATACATCTGCAACAGGCGGGGGTCGCCGCGCAGTTTCGCGTAGTAGGTCGGCGACAGCATGATGCCGCGGTCCTTCTCCGGCACCTTGTTGCTGGTGAACATGGCGTCCAGCGCGTCCAGGTCGGTCATAGACCACTTGCCGATGTCCTGAATGTAGTGCGCCATCGGGTTCGGCACAGTGGCCGTCGGCCCGGTGACATACGCGTTGTAGTTCGCGTCCGTGAACAGCGCGGTCAACATGCTGGTGAAGTAATCCGCAATCGACTTGATGCCGAGGTCGGCCTGTTCATCGAACAGCTTGCGCGCCGTGGCCGCGAGCTGGTTTTGACCGAACACAATCGGCACACCGATGTGCGCGGTCAGGGTGATCGGCGCGTCGGTGACGGAGGCCGGCGACACCGTGGACCAGCCTTTCGGGCGGCCGGTTCCATCGCTGGTCGGGTCAAACAACTGCACCGCGACCTGGTTGACGATGTGGGTTGTCATGGTCTGGTTGTACAGGCCCGGCTCGTCCGAGAAGTCTGTGTACATGCTCAACAGTTCCGGGTATTCCCACGCGAACTTCGGCAGGCACCGTTGCAGCACCAGCGTGCCGGACAGCACACCGAGCACGTTGCTGGGCGCGTTGTCGTCGCTGTAGTCCGCCGCCTGGATCTCATGCGCGGCCTTCAGCTCGATCTTGGTCGTGCTGCCTTTCGCGGCACAGAGGCCGATGCGGCCGCCGAGCTCCTTCATGTCGCAGTGTTCCCACGAAGCGAGGTTGGGAGCCAGTTCAGTCTTGTAGAACGCGCCGGCTTGGAGGGCGAGGCGTCCTTTGCGGATGTAGTTGTCCTGCTGGCGCTGCTTGTCAGCCCAGTCGATGTTCGTCTGCGCGGCGACAATTTCCATGTACTTGCGGAACGCGCCGGTCATGTCCCAGCCGACCTGGTAGCTGCCGGCTCCACGCGCTGCATCCATCGCCTGTGCGTTCGGTGCGACCTGACGGGCGACTGCGCCACCTGCGCCAGTTCGAGCCGCTGCGACCTGCAACCCGCCCATGCTCGCCATGATGCGCCGCTGGGTTTCGATTGACTTCGGGTCACGGATGAACTGTTCGCGCTGGGCCGCCTTGAGTTCACGGTCCAGCGGCTTGATCAAGCCAACCTGTTCCATGTCCGAGATGCAGGCGTCGGCGTCCTGCTCGCGCCGGGCCTGAAGCGCCGCATTGGTGATGTCGATGTCACCCTGTTGCGCCTGCAACGCCATCGTGGCGTCAATCAGGTCCATTTCGTTCTCTGCCGCCGTCAGGTTGGCGACGGCCACCGGGTCAGTTTTGCCACGCAGCCCGTTGGCCGTCAGCGTCAAGTCCTGCTTGCGCGCCTGGAGCTCGGCGGGTGGTGTATTTTTGTTTATTTTCATTGTTCCTTTGTTGGTTCCACCGGGTGCTCCGGCGTTTGCCGCCGTTGTGGCGGGAAATTGGTTTAAGGCTGCGCGGTTGCACCAGAGCGGCGACATTGCGGCTTGGAATGCCGGGTCGTTTTCCAGCGCGCCCATATTGGCCTTGGCTTCTGGTTCGCAGACAACTTGAGCAGGATTCCGTTCGTCGTCGCGGATCGCGTCCACGAAAAATGTGGGGCTGAACGTGCGGAAATCTTTTCCTTCGACAGCCTCGCGGCCTGCGCGTGTCCATTCGCCTTCAGCCCATACGCCATCAACGAAAGAACCGGTCGCGTCGATGCGTTTATCCCAAAAGAAACGGCTCGGCCAGAACGCGGCCACCTCGGTCCGGTGCATGACTGAGAAGAAAGGCTTGGCACCCTTCGCCGTGAGAACCTTGCGCTGCTTCTCAAGCTGAGTTGCGGAGTTCGCGTCCACGGCGACC